ATCAACAAGCCAATCAAAATTGTTGGTGACGGCGGATCCACCGTAGCTCGTAAACAGATGCCATGCTTTAAGGCAGTGGGCCATAATGACATTTTTAAACTTGTGCCTGTGCTAGATGGGTATCGTTTCGATTATGGTCTTACAGGAGTAACAATCCAGGATTTGATGCTAGAAGGGCCGGAACTTTACAATAATGGATACTGTGGTATATCTGTTGATGAAACAGTGAATGCCGGAGTTTTCCATATCCGTGAAAACAATTTCAGCGGCCTTCATATTCGCTATTTTGATTTTGGTATCAAACTGGCTGGTGTTGTTTACCTCAACAACTTCTATAACGTGCGCGCTCTGTGGTGCTCCACGGGCTGTAACATCGACAAGGTGGTTGGCTCTACTGAAGGTGGTTCTGACCAGAACCGTTTCTTTGGGTGTGAGTTCGTTCTTAACGGTCGTGGCTTGTCACTCAGCGAGTTTTCCTTTGCTGGATCTCAATCAATCATCGGCTGCACCATCTCAGAAAACACAACAGTGGGTATTGTTGCGGGGTGGAATACCAGTTTCTATATGAGTGGTTCACAGATTGAAAATAACCCTATTGGTGTTAACTTCACTATTCCGGCATCTGTGGGCAATCCGGCTTCAGAAGGCTCTAAGACCATTGTTGGTAACTGCTTCCTGTTCAATGGGTATGATATCTGGGTGCAGAAATCAACAACGGCATTGACTGGAGGTTTCCCGTTCCCACTGTTAATTACTGGAAATGGATTTGCTCAAACTAAACATAGGGTGCTATATGTGCAGGCACCTACTGGCCCACGAGAGTTCGACTCACGCCAGTTCATCTTCTCTAGCAGTAACTGTTACTCAGGTACTGACGGAAAAACTGGTCCAGTTCCTTTCAATATGATTGAATCAGATTGGAGAGGCTACAATGGATTCAAAGAAGATGGAAAGGTTACATTAAACACGGCTGTTACTGGTGATGTCTCTAAGAACGTTGGTTTTTTCAACGTTCCATATGGGCATCAATGCTACATTAAATATAACATTGTGTCCGTACCGACAAATGCTGCATCAGGAAACACACAAGTAAGCGCTTCAATAAATATCACCAATGTAAATAACCCATCATCGCCAGTAGTAATAAAAAGCGATTTTGGGCGGGAAGGTGAAGTAATACTTAGCCGACAGGATGTTGGCTCTGGGCTTAATGTGATGATTGCAATGAATGCAAATGATGCCGCATCTACAGCAATTGGGGTAATTAGCTATTGCATAATCTAAACTTAGATACTTAAATTTTATTGCACCCCATAACACGAAGGCCCATTACTGGGCCTTCTTCATTTCTTCAACCAGGAAATCTAGTTGTGCGTTCGCACTATCAAGTTGTTGCTGTAGTCTGACGTTCTAACTTTAAGTTTTTGAATGTATACTGAGTTACGGTATAAAACACTGAGAATAACAATAGGAGTTACTATGGAATCTCAATTCCGTCAACCTAAACGGGTTATCAACGTTGAGGTGAACAAGCAGAGTATTGCCCGTAACTTTGGTATTGGTGACAATGAGGTTTGTTATGCTAAACCTGGACAACCTTTGTCGGGCTATAAAGCTATCTACGATAAAGCCAGCCAGCGAGCATATATGCTTCCTACTGGTTTAACTGGTAATGTTACAACCTTTTCCACTGCGGGCGTTCTGGCGTACTCTGGTGGCACTGTAGACCTGGGTGCTCTGGCAGCAGAACGAGGTGAATATTTCGATCTAAACCAGACGTTTACATCTGGTGCTACGTTACAGCGTAAAAACGAGACTATCGGCCTCGGTGCTAAACGCTACCGCTGGGGTGGTACACTCCCTCTTACCGTTCCTGCTGGTTCTACGATTGCAGGTACTGGCGGTGTGAGTTCTACAACCTGGATTGAAACCAATGCTGAATTTGCATTAGGTAAAGCCGGGGCTTCTCTGTCTGCATGGAACGATGTTCTGCACCTGCGTGACTTCATCAATGCTGGTTTCGCCACTGCTGAAGCTGCGGTTCAGGCTGCGTTTGATGCAGCACTGATAACTACAAGTAAGATCGTTGATGCCACTGGCGTAGATGTGACTTTCGGTAACACCCTTAACTTTGTGCTCGGTGAGATCAAAGTCATTGGTGGTGTATTCCGTGGCGACCGTGACTATAAGCTGACTGGTACTCAGCTTGAGGGCGTGCAGTTCTACAACTGCCGTCTGCGTTACTGGGGTGGTGATGTTTACATTCACAACTGCCACTTTGATGGGCCACCACGTAAAGGTCAGGTTGCTACCATCTCCTTCCAGGGTAACGAGACTGAAGGTACGTTTGAGATCGACGGTTGTACGTTCCGTGGTATGTACTACGGCATTCTGGCTCAGGGTACTGGTGAGAAGGTTAACTCCTTCATTGCACGTAACCTGTCGTTCTATGATCTCATGGGTGATGCCATCGAACTGAACGTTGTACAGAAACACTACGACAACGGTTGCGTGATCGAGAACATTGCTATCTTTAACATCGATGCTGATAAAGCTGGTGTTAACACTCCAACCTTCCAGTCCAACTGGGGTATCGGTATCGGTATTGCAGGCCAGGGGCCGTATGGTTATGAGATCGATGACAGCCAATACTGTAAGAACTTTGTTATCCGTAACGTCTACGCAGAAGGTGTTCGTCAGGTAGTTCACGTCGAGGTAGGCCGTGACTTTACCATTGAGAATATCCACGCTGACCCGGATAACACTGTGTCTACTGGTTCTGGTTTGGCGACTGGTACTGTGGTTTGCTACGGCTCTAAGAACTTCGTCATTGACGGTGTTTACGGCGAGCCTAAAGTACCATCTGGCACTAACCCTAATGTGGTTCGCCTGATTATGCTCCAGTGGGGTACTAACCCTGTACTGGATCCATCAGGTAACCCTACCGGGCAAGGTGAGAAGTCTAACGCCTGTTTCAACTATGCAGTGCGCAATGTCTTCACCCGTACTGGTACTGTATGGGCTGGTGTGTCTGCGGGGCCAAATACGGATAACAACGCTTCGTTCGAGAACATCCGTTGTAATACCTTCCGTGTGTTCGGTGTGGCTACTCACCTTAACCTGAACAACATTGACTGTCGCTGGTTTGACTGTGTAGGTCACCCTGAATCAGGTGACGGTGCATTCCCGAATAACTTTGTACGCAGCGATAAAACGATGCTGACAATGGTTAACGTGACTGCTACCGATGAGTATGGTCAAGGCGGTCAGTTCTTCAGCCGTTGCCGTTACTCTAAGATCACCCGATCTGGTGGTAACGTCTACGTTGAGCCGTGGGTAAACTTTACCGGGCAACTCGGCCCACTGATGGTTCCAGTTGGTCAGGTGTACTACCAGGCTACCGGGCCACATGGTACTGACGGTTCTTACTTCCCATCCGGGAAAGAGTTCAACACGTCAGACGTGGTACTGGTTACTAAGAATGGTGTGACCACGACGTATATCGTTACGTCCTCTGGCATGTACGCACCGGATAACGATAACTTTGCTATCCGCGCAGCAGCCGTTGGTACTAAGACTATCGTTCAACAGAAAGTACCTAATGGTGAATCTTCTGGTTCCCCGTGGCTGTACATCACTCAGTTTGAACCAGGTGCTCGTATTACGATTCCTGGTGCTGGGCCGAATGGTACTGACCTGAAAACCAGAGTGGTTAAGCCTCCATACCAGACTCCACCGTCTGATCCTGGTGCTCTTATCACTATGGATATTGCTGACGCTATCCAGACTGCTGTTCCTGCTGGCACACGTATTAAGGCGACTGTTCCATTAACTACTCGCCCAGCTTTACCAACAACGTAATATACTGGGAGCCTAACGGCTCCCTTTTAATTGGAGGTTTTATGCAACTCACTAATAATGAGAAAGCTTTTCTTAAAATGCTGACTGTTTCCGAAGGAACCAGTACCAGCAAGTACACCAAAAATAACGGTTACGATGTGATCGTTAATGGTATTGGTGGTGAACCGAAGATCTTTACTGACTACAGCAAGCACCCTAATGTGCTGGTGACTGTAAACAATAAAGGTCTTAAGTCTACCGCTGCCGGGGCATACCAGATTCTCTATAAATACTGGGTTGCCTATAAGAAGCAGCTTGGGCTTAAAGGTTTCTACCCTGAAGATCAGGATGCTATTGCAATGCAACTGATCAAGGAGTGCAAAGCTCGTGACGATATCAATACTGGTCGTATCGAGTCTGCCATTACTAAATGCCGATCCCGTTGGGCATCTCTGCCTGGTGCAGGCTACGGCCAGTTTGAGCACAAGATGGATACACTGGTTTCGGCGTATAAAAAAGCCGGAGGTACTGTAGCATGAAGCTGGTTGAGAACTGGAGACAAGCCCACAAGTGGTTCTCTGTTCATCTGATCATTGTGCTGGCAGCGCTTCCAGAAGTATGGACTTGGCTACCTATGGAATGGAAACAGTCACTGCCACCAGATACCCTTAAATGGCTCTGTGGTGTGGTTGGTGTACTGGCTCTCTATGCCCGTGTGGTAAGCCAGCAGAAGAAGGTTCCACCTAATGATCAAAAGCCTGATACAGAAGTATAAACTTTATATCGGGTTAGTCCTTGCCCTGGGCATTCTTGCCGGGGCTTGTTACTTAACCTGGCTTGTAACGGACAGCCAATGGCAGTCCAAATATGACTCCCAGCAGACTGCGTATGCCGACGCGTCAGCAAAGGCACAGCAGGCTGCGAGAGACAAGGAACAGGAATATGCAACAAACCTTAAAAAGATTCAGGGGGAAGCTAACGCCAGAGTTGCTGAGTCTGCTGCTGATGCTGCTTCTGCTAACGCCGCTGTTGACCGGTTGTACGCAAAACTCAACAAGATACTTGCCAACACCAGCGCCGAAGTTACCGGCACTCGACAGCAAGGCAAGAGCGCCAACGAAACCGTCGTTCTGCTTGCCAACGTGCTCCAAAAATCTGTCGAACGAAATCGACAGTTGGCAGCTTTCGCAGATGAATCCTGGAATGCCGCTGCTACGTGCGAAGCCAGTTACGATGCTGTGGCAAAATGATACTGATAGCTTGCTGGTATAATTGCTATAAACCAGTAAAATACAGTACAGTTAGTAATCTTTCATGAGAGGAATTATTTATGGCTACTAATGGTGTATATGTAAAGCCAGCCCCTATCGGCTCGGCTGTTGTCACCACTGACGATGTTATCGCTCAGGGCTACGATTTTTTGCCCCTTAAAATGGGCGGTATGCTGAAGGTTCAGGAAGCAACCGTTGATGGTGATCTCACCATTAAAGGTGATGCTGCCTATGTACCACCTAAGCCTCTGGGCTTCTCCACCGATCTGACTGCTACCAAATCTGTAGCTACCGGTGCTGCACTCACTCTGACCGTTGCTGCTAAAGACGGTTTCGGTGATTACACCTACCAGTGGTACAAAGATGGTGCTCCGCTGTCCGGTCGTACCAGTGCGTCCTTCAGCAAGTCTGCTGCGGAAGCTGGCGATGCTGGTGTGTACTACTGTGAAGTTACCGATAAAAACGGTGACAAGGCTCAGTCCAAACAGTGTACTGTGACCGTGACTGCTTAAGTAGCTACGCTACCCTAAGCTATGTAAACTAGCCCTCGAAAGAGGGCTTTTTTATACGAGGTTTCTATGAGCAAAATGCTTATTGGTAACGGTGTCGTTACCACCGATGAGGTCATCAAACAAGGCTACGATTTCGTGGGCTTGAAGATGGCTGGTATGTTGAAAGTGCAGGAGCCTACAGTTGATCAGGATCTGACCATTAAAGGCGATGAGCAATACTATCCACCAGGTCACGTCTTCCCACTGGCTTTCACCACTGATTTGCCTACTACTGCCCCGGATGTTTACTTGAATAACAATGAGACATTCGGGCCACTGACTGTAGCCGTCAAAGGTGGTGTTGAGCCTTACACCTACCAGTGGAAACGTGGTGCTGCCAATGTTGGATCTAACTCTCCAACCTTTGGCCCATCTACTGTTGATTCAGTGTTCCCATCTAACGGTGCATTCAACTGGTCTTGTGTGGTTACTGATGCGGAAGGTACGTCTATCACTTCCAACATTATGCCTGTGACGGCTTACCGTCTGCCGAGCTTTACTACTCAGCCACCAGCTACTGTTACGGTTACTGCGGGGCAACAACTGTCTATTGCCACTACTCCGGCAACTACCAGTAAGGCTCCACGAACCTATCAATGGTATAAAGACGGTGCTGCTATTTCTGGTGCTACCGCTGCAACCTATAGTAAGGCTTCAGCAGTGGCCGGGGATGCGGGGGTTTATTACCTGATCGTCAAAGATGCGAATAACAAAACCGTACAGAGTTCTAACTCTACGGTTACTGTTAACGCAGCTTAAACTAAGCCCCCAGATGGGGGCTTTTTTATAACATCTGCAATCGCATATCCCGTATAGGGATGTGACGTAGCAATCGGGCAGCAGTCTCAATGCTCATAAAGCTAAGTGGTTTACCTTCGGCATCCACTACCTGAAACTCCTCGCCCAGATTAGGTTTACGGATCACTATTGTGTAATCCGACTCACCTCGTTGGATGATATACCCAGTCTTGCATTGCAAAGCCGGGATATCTTTTGGTCTGATGGTTTTACGCTTTTTCATAAATCTTCCTTACGGAAGCGAGAGAACAAGCCAGATTTACCATTGACGATATCTACACGTCGTGCAGGTAATACGACTCTGGCTGCTTTGCGGCCTTCACGGTCAGCACGCTGGAGCTTACCCTTCTCGGTATCCGGCCCATACATCTTCAGACGTATACGGGAGCATTTAACATGCTTACCCTGGTTTCGGTATTTGCCACAAATTTCACAGACAGAGTACATAAGACCTCACTTTAAGACAGCAATGATATCCTTCACTTCACCACGTTGATCGCCACCAGCAGAGATGCTGCGACGGGCAGTAAGTTCATGAATGGTAAAGCCAGCCTTCTGATACATATCGATAATGACGGGGGCTGCACTGTTGGTGATTACTGTTGGTACTCCCCGGCCTTTTGCCATGACAGCCATATCCACTAATCGTTTCTGGTCATTAAGATCGAACTTCTTACCAGAATAAGTGGTAAAGCCATCCTTACCCGGCATTGGGTGATATGGGGGATCACAGAATATAACGTCACCACTACGGCACAGGCCGAAGATAGTAGCGAAATCAGTGCAGAATAATTGGGGATTGAAACCAGAAGCCAGATACTCTTCGAGTTCGGATCGTGGGAAGTAACACTGTTCCTTTTTACCCCACGGTACGTTGAACTGACGCTGCTGATTGTAGCGGCACAGACCGTTAAAGCAGGTACGGTTTAGCACGAGGAAGAATGCAGCCATAGAGTATGGCGTGTATTCACGGGTGTTAAAGCGATCCAGAACTGCATAGTAGCGTTCTTCGCTGTTCACCCATTTACAGAGGCGTTCTGCTTCATCAAGTAAACGCTGCCCCTGATGCTTCAGGATGCTGTACAGATTAATCAGGTCAGGGTTGACATCATTAAGCACAACGTCCTGAAAGCCAGAGTTCATAAATACTGAACCTGCGCCTACGAAAGGCTCAATCAGACGTTCACCCTTTGGTAAGTGATGCACTATCTGGTTTATCTGACTGTGCTTACCACCAGCCCATTTCAGGAAAGGTTTCATACGATCCCCCGGATAATGTGCATGATGAGTTCAAATACGTTCCAGGCTAACCACCAGAACGCAATGCAAATGACGATCAGGATCGTCCATACCTTACGAGAGATGTTCATAGAATCCTCATAAAAAAGCCCTCCGAAGAGGGCGGTTAAGTTACCTGGTATTGTCTGGCTTTTGTAGCTTTGACTCAATAATCGACTCAGAGAGTTGAAAGAACCTTCCACCGAAGTGAGCACATACGGCTACGAATACAGGCATCGTCATACCTTTGGGTAAGCTATCCTTCAAGTCTGGATAAGCGCCCGAAGCCAGATAGCCTGCCAGTACAGCGGCACAAAACTCCGTAAGTACCCACATAATAGATGGGTTGGTTTTCCGCAACAGCCTACGACCTACTGAGATAAAGCCACTCATCAAAGAGATGAGAAGAATGCCAAACAAATCCCAATAATACTGATTTGGTTGGTTATCCGGTGGCATGATCACTCCAGGGGGTTACTGATTACCCTGGATTGTACATGCAGAATAATCCGATGCCTACTAATTACCCGCCTTGCGTTTCTGGGCAAGAGCAGCTACGAGAGCTTTCTGGATACGTTTATCGTCGTGAGACTTAAACTCCAGATCGATGAATGAAGCTTTAAAGCTTTTCATTTCAACTTTTAACTCTTCGAGGTAAATCGGATCGCCTTCGTTATCCTGCCGGAATACCAAATCCTGCTCACGTACATCGAGCTTACCTGTCAGGATGTAGTCATACCCTTCAGCTACCAACTCTTTGTTATAGGTTGGTGGTGACAGCATGACCTGATCTTTCTTCAGGTGCTCAAAGTACAGAGGTTTAGTTACAAACACACTGGCTTTAATTGTCACCTTAGCCATAGGTTACTCCCACATCACAAAGTGAGGTACATACAGTACGTGATCAGGATAAGCAAACTGCTCTGACAGGCGGTTTAACGCCGTACAGTCATCATCAAAATGATGCACTTCAGCTTGCTTACAGAAAGCCAGCAGATGGCTGATAGTGTGCTGTTTCCACTGGCTTGGTGAACGGTTATCCTTCTGCTCACGGAAGTGATAGCGGGCATCTGGGAAACCATAGTGACCGAGTAGCTTACGGGTTTCTTCTACCAGAGAAACATCACGGTTACTGACTACACCGATCTGATATCCGGCTTTGCTGTATGCAATCGCCGTCTTTATCAGCTTGGTATTAACACGTTCAGAGGTGAAAGCACGATGCCACGGCAACCAGTTTTCATTGATACTGGGGTCATCCGGGATAAGTGTTTTACGCTTACTCGTAGAGTTCAGCGTATTATCCAGATCGAATAATGCTATTTTCATCGCTTTCTCGCTGGTAGTTTTTCATTGAGGTTGTGACGGTTGATGTATTCGCGTTTGCCTTCGTACAGTTCGGTCAGTTTGGCCTCTGCATTGGCGATACGAATATCATATGAACGGAGTACATCTTCATGTACTTTATCAACTGGTTTGCTCATTGGATGCTCGCTCTTTACGCAGTTTAATAACTGCATCACGTTCAACATTAAAGGTTACACGGGCTATGGCTAATCCCGCACCTACCCAATACCAGCCCATTGCGATGATCGCAACAATCTGACAAAAGATGATGAAATTAATGGTATAAGCACGCCAGGTAGACGTTTCATACTCAGGATCATCAGCTTTCTTTTGGTAATTTTTGTGCTGAGTCAACATTGCTAAAACGCCAACTACTAAACACAGAACACCCCAGAAATTCAGGATATGCTCTGCTTCATTGGCTAAAGGCCACTTAAACCAGCAAGTTGCTATCAGCAGACAAATTACGAATTGAAATGGTAAACCTATAAGTAAAAACTTTTTCATGGTTCCTCATTATGCCCCCGAAGGGGCATCAGTTAATTAAGCCATTTACCGCCTGTAGAATCTACATGCTTAACCCAATCCTCTGGTTTCCATTTGGCAGTATTAACGTTAGGTTCAACGCATTCATACTTACCTTCAGCAACCAATTTACATTTCTTACGAAATAGTAGTTCGGCAGCCACAGTCTGACGGATTTCATCCTCGCTGAGGTTGTTATCCAGAGTGATTGGAGTAGCCCAGTTAGGCCAATACAAATCGAGGTTAGCCGGTAACGGTACACGGGGATCTGCGATCTCCGGTAAACCTTTCCAGGCCATACACTCAATGAGATTGTCATTGGCAAACTTAACGGCAGCAGGATTGTTACGAATAAGCACGTAAATAGCGTCATGAATCAACGCTACAGGGATTATGTCGTTACGATAAGGCGATGCCCATACACGTTCCATAAACTCGTTTACAGCCCGGTTGGTGAGCAATCCGTAGGACTGACCACTTACAGCATTACCGAGACTACGGCCTTCGGCCTCTGCCTCTCGCATGGTACGACTTGAACCCAGTACCGATTTAGCCAACAGAGGTGTACGGATACGTAAGCCAAAGGCTCCTGTACCATAACCATCTTTAGTGGCTTGTTCGATTTTACCTTTAACCCACTTACCTGATACTTCGTACAGCTTGTGGAAGTTAGCTTCGATACGCTTCGCTTCATCTGGCTCGAAACCACAGTTCTTCACCAGGGTAAGCCAGGTTCCCAGATATTGCAGGGCAAATGACACTGGTTTGGACTGACCACGTTCAGCCTTGAACTCTTCCTGAATACGGTTAATACCCTCAACTGTGTTAGGCAGGTGTGCAAACTTTTCCGGCCAGTATGCGTAGGTACGCATTGAGTGGGGATCGTAACCATCCGTAAAGACTTTAATCTTGTTCGGATCTTGGGTGAGTAAGGCATTAATGCGGTCTTCCAGTGCGTTAAAGTCAGCCCCGGCGAATATCCATCCGTCTGGTGCAGAGAAGCACTGTTTAACCAGTTTACCGAAGCGAGAACCTGAAGGCAGGTTTTGCAGGTTAGGATCAGATGAGCTTAAGCGCCCGGACAACGTTCCACCGAGGTTGAAACTACCGTGGAGATAAGCACGACCGTTACCTTTATCAAACGCTGCTTCGAATGCCGGGATAAACGAACTGAGGATCTTGGCTACTTTGTTATAGTCCACCAATGCTTTCATCAGAGCTTTCGCTTCTTCTGTTTTCGCATGGTTAGCCAGCTTCTCAATGACATCAGCACCTGTAGCAGGTTGCTTAGTCTTCGTCCGTTCAATGACCGGAAGCTTCATCACGTCATACAGCAGTATTGCTACTTGCTGGTTTGAGCCTGGGTTAAGCTGCATATGAGCAAAATGCTCAATGGGATGCTGCTTGGTCTTCAGTTTGGCATTAGCCGCTATCATCGCATTTTGTTGGATGATACGTTCGGCTGCCTTCACAGCTTTCGTTCCACGCATAAGCTGGATAGCTGCGTCCAGACCTGCTTCCAGTTGCTTCCTGACAGCTTTAACCTTCTCAGGTATAAGCGGCATACCAGACAACTCAATCTGAATGATCGTCTTCAGACTTGGCAGGAATTGTTCCTGATAAATCTTCTTCTGACCATCACGCACCATGACCGGATAATACTTCTGTTTTACATACATGGTGGACATAGTATCCACTACGTTGTATTGCAGGAGTTCCATCAATGGAATAGCCATGATGTTGTTGATATCGTCTTTCGCCCAATTACCGGCAAATTCATGAGCAAGCGATTTCAGCCCTAACTCGTTACCTGCGGTGCTGTTTAAAGCCAGATAAGCAATCAGCTTCGTATCGTCGATATTCCGGGTAAGCACCTCTAACCCTTCCAGCAGACCCGCGTTATCCAACGGGTCAGCCATAAACAGGTTGTAGATGAGCACCTTAATATCGTAAGCACCGTGGTGATACACCACTTTGCCTTTATACGCTTCGAAGAACTTACGGAGTTTATGACGGAAGTAGGGATTGAAGATCCTGACGTTTTCACCATCCTGCTGGATCATGTCACAACGCATCCCAATACCACCCGTTGTATCCGGGGAGAATGAGATAGTGCCTAAGCCAGCTTTAAATGGGTGAAGACTGAAAGTTTCAGTATCTATCGCCACTTCAGGCCAGGTCATGATACGTGCGAATGCAGCGTCAATTTCCCGCTCTGTGACAGGATAGTCAGCCCACTTGATGATATCCGCACCCAGAGCTTTATAAGAGCCTGAGAGTGTGCTGGTGAGCGTCTGAATGGACAGGTTTAACTTATCTTCCTGGTTTGGATTGTAAGTCAGTGCCTGGTAGTTAATACCCAGTACCACTTGCAGATCCTCATAACCCGGCAGAGCACACGGCAGCACATAACCCAATTGGGCATCTGCTTTGGTGTTTTTGGTGAGTACCTTAAAGTAGTTCGAGTCAGCACAGTAAACGTACTTCGTCTTGAGCTTCTTAAGGGCAGGTAACAGGGACTTCAGTAGATAGTCTTTGCAGTGGCCTACTGGAGCTTTGTTATTGGGTTGATAATCCAGAGTGAATACAACGATGTTCTCTTTGTTGTATCCAGTCATGTGCATGGGATCCACATAGAAGCGTTCTATCGAAGACGGCAGTAATGCTGCCTCTTTGATGAGGATCGCTGTCTCGTAGGTTTCCCGCGTAGCATAGATGATATGCCTCATGTAAATCCGACCTCTCTCGTGGATAAACATTGAAAAGGCCACCCGAAGGTGGCCTGGGGTACAGCAGTTTACAGCTTACTTCGTTGCAGCTTCAATCTGTTTAACCAGATCTTCGCTAACTCCCAGAGCAGCCCAGGATTTCTTGGCTGCTTTTTTAATAGCTAATGCTTTACTGGCAACTTCTTTAGTAATAATGCCGCCTTTCAAACATGCAGCTATTTTAGCTTTTGGCCCCGGTTCACGAGCAACCGAATCATACTTGGCCTTAGTTTTTGCTACTGGTTTAACGTCTTCAAAGCCAGAGACTTTGTTTACCTTAACGGTAGTCTCAGCGGCTTTAGCCGTTTCTTCTTCGATCAGCTTAACAGCCGAATCGTCGATACCCAGTGCAGACCACCCTTTTTTGGACGCCTTCTTAAAGGCTACCAGGGTTTCCAGACGTGCAGCAGAAGGCTGAGTACGGTACTCTGCCCACAGACGCTGTGCCGTCTGTGCTTTGGTTTCACGCTTCACTTCAGTAACCTCTTCAGGTTTAGCTGGCTCTGCTTCAGCTTTCGCTTCAGGTTCAGCCGGGCTAACTGGTTTCAGTTTGTCAGCTTCGATAGCATCAGCTACTGGAACAGTAGGATCCAATGAGGCTTCAGTATCCAGTGTTTCGTGTTCAGCAGTTTGCTGAGACACTTCAGGCTGTACACGATCTTCTGGTTTAACATCAGTATAAGTGACGTTAGTACCACGGTGACCGCCCACTTCAACAAGCTGAGTGATTGGCACATGGCGACCAGCGATAATGTCGTTCAGCAGTGCTTTACCCACCGGGGTACTGGATAGAGAACCACCACCGTTAACAAGGTTACGCTCTGCCGTATCCAGTTCAGCCAGAATGTGGTAGCCACAAACACGCATTTTATTGGTGTTGTACTCAGGTACAGCAAACACGTCTTCTGGGCGTACTTTAGCTACTACAGTGACATCACCACTAAAGCCACGCAGATACGACAAAGAAGCAACGTGCAGACCATTGGAGCAGTCCTGACGCCGGTTAGGATCAACCAGACCGGGTTTCATAAATACATATGAGCCAACTTTCTGTTTGATCTTGCCGGAGTGAACATCGGTGAATACACCTTTTCCAACGCGGTTCAGACGCTTGTAAATGATGATACAACCATCATCTGCAATCGGCAGATCGCCGTGCTCGATGAACTTCATCAGGTCTTCTACCGAGTGACCACGCTGATCGATGATAGCCGACAGACGTTCTACAAAGTTGGTGAAGCCTGTGTAGTTCTGGAGCTTCGAAGCAGCCTTAAGTTGGTGACCGAGTTTGTGAGCATCCGGGATGATTGCACCTGTTTCGGTATGTACCGCAACAATGGTTTCATCTTCCTTCATCGGAGCATGGAACTCAGGATCGCTGGTGTCTTTAGCATTGCCCATCAGTTGCTGCATACGCTCATGCGCAGCTTCAACTTTCTGGTCATTGCTAAGAGCAAACAGCTTCTCACCTGGCACACTTGGTTTCATTTCCACGTATGCACCTGCACGATTCAGAAGCATAGCCGCCACGCTGGCAGACTCTTCATCGGCATTGGTAAGCACCAGGATCGGTTGAGAAGACTCAACCAGATCTTTAGCTTCACGTAAGCCCAGGCCAGTGATTTCACGTACCGCCTTAATGACTGCAACTTTGTTGTAGTCTTTCGGCAGCTTTTCGATGAAGACAGACTGAGGCACAGGAGCTTCTTCGCCTTCTGGCTTAGCATCCCAGGCTTCAGTACCTGCCTCATCTTCTGCGTCCACCATCTCTTGCAGAGACTGGGCTACATCAACCGGAGCTTTCCACGGTAATTTACCAATTTCCAGCGGGCTAATATGAGCAGCACTTTCATCGACCTTATCAGGCGATTCAGTGTTAACCAGTTTACTGAGGAAGGACTTCGCCACACGGAAGAACTTGATAACACCACCAGTACCTTTCTCGGCGTCTTCGAATTCTTCACGACGTGCGAAGATAGGAGTGATATCAACCTCTACAGGCAGAGGCGGATTTAATGAGAGAGGCCCACGGGCCTTCTCTACGATAAGGGGCAGACGAGCATCCCCTTGTGGGATAGTGACGGTAGAACCGTCCTCTTTATAGAGAACAGCTACCTTGCTATCTACTGACAGAGCAATGATAGTAATCAGTTGTTGTTTCATGGTTTATTTCCGTTTTTTGAGCACGCTTAAAACGAGGGATTTCAGAGCAGGAATACGCTCTGGGTATTGGTCGATCCAGTCAAGCAGACTGTTGTTACGCATATTTAACTGACGCAACATCGGGTCGTCTTTCAAGATTGCCAATTTCTTGACGAATGCCGGAGCTTCAAATTGCAAGTTCAGAATAGCCTGGACAGCATCTTGTTCTGCCGGATCGTCGATAGTTGCCAGCAGAGTTCCTGGGTAGGATCTTGCACGTTCCCGTGCTCGTTCCAGTTCCGGGATAAACTTAAGTTTGTCCAAACCAGGTAAAGTAATACCCAGAGTACGGAACAGCTTAAGATCAGATGATGTGACATCAAACTCTTCGCTGATAGATGGTTGGCGTTGTTTGGTGACGTACCGGGCATATGCTTTGGTCTTCAGCTTAGCAATCAGCTTAGGAGCAAAGTAATTGTCCACAGAAACAGCACCACGGTTTTCAGCCATACGGCGTTCAATACCGTTACGCACTACTACACCGAATTGCATTTCTTCATCGGTGAGATCCAGGATGTGAACGAAACGCCCCAGGGTGTCTTTACGGAATTCATCCAGTTCTACATAGAACAGTGGAGAATCTGTTACGTAGGTGAGGTTCTCGGCAGTAGCAATTTCACTGAGTTCCATCTTACGTTTACGACGTGGAGTGTAGAAGTTCACCAGAGTAGCCAACATGTTTTTAATCTGTGGTTTATCTTCCTTCACCTTCTTGGGTTTAGTGCGAGCAGCAAGCAAAGCTTCTTGTGCAACCGAATCCCATGAATGGTTCTGGCTTAGATCCACTACAGAATATCCGGCATCTTCGAATGCCTTCACATAGTTGGAGATCTCTTTACGCTTCTTCGGATCTACGCGATATACCCAGGCAAGGTCAGTATGACCAATGTTAGGGCAATCGTTGATGCTTTTGGCTACGCCAGCCAGACGAGTGGTGATAAATACATAAACCTTTTTATCTACCATTTGCTGAAGACGTTTGAAGTCTTCACCATTACCCATTGAATGGCAGAAGTCGTCTTTAGTAACTCTGCGATCATTCCAGTAGTTCTGGAAACTGAGGCGTAAGTTGCTAGGGTGCATATCGGGGTTGGTAGTAAATACTTTACCCATAGGCCGCATCACGTAGTGATTGAAGAATTGCAGCAGAATTTCTCGGCGATTAGCACGACGTTTGTAGTTATCAATGAACATCAAACGCAGCTTGTGATAGCGCTTAGTTGCTGACTGGTTTTCAAACTGATACTTAAGTTTGAAGCCCCGGTTTTCTGCGTGGTACAGGAAACGCTGATACTTAGCAAGGAATCCGCTACCCAACTTTGAGCGAAGATACTTACGCACCGCATGAGGTTGAATAGCACATGCACCATCATGACGAGAGGTTAGGGTAGTTTCACTGCCAAACTCCATATAATTACCTGTTTCCAGTTTATGGATCGCATGTTTAATGCTATCTGGGATCTGCTTAATCAGGTCTTCTTCGATACGCTTAACCAGAGCCGTCAGAAGGTCTACAAGACCATCTTCCGTCATCTTATGCGATGACAAGGCTTCACGGCTGGGAGTTAATGCCAGGCTGCCTGGTGCGGCCTGAACGACCATACGACGGAAACCTACCATACCCATGAAGTCTTCCAGTACGTTAGCTACTTTGTCAGTTTTTGGGTTACGCAGCATCGGATAGATGACAGCACCATAACGAACAAAGATCGAATGGTCACCCATGTAACCACGCCACCAGCTTGTAGAGTCCACGTTATATGAACCTGGTTCATCTGACATTTCTAGCACAGGCATTGGATATGGGCCTTCACCGATGATCTCGTTTTCGAAGGTCGCATTCATTGCACCGTGGCAGACAATGGCTTTAACGTAGTCAACTGCTTCAGCCATTTTATCTTCAGGGATCGGGATTAACAGAGTTAAACCAGAGCGTTCAGTTGGCATAGTAGCTACAGGCAGAATGCCGGGCAGACCATCATTTTCCACACATGATTTAGGCATGTTGTAGATGGTCTTGATGCCACCGCATTCAGAGATTACACGGAAGCTGTCAGCCAAAGCCCACGGAGCTTTACTACCCAGGCCAAAGCCACCAGTAACGGCGTCATTGTCCTTTTTGGTAGACTGACCGTATACACCGTATACGTCTTTCATTTTCTCTGCCGGGATACCCAGACCGCTATCCTGAATCATCAGGTTGCCGTCTTTGGTGATCTTAATCACCAGTGGTTGATCGGTAGTACCTGCTTCGATGTTGGCATCCCATGCGTTACACAGAGGCTCACGGATAGCCGCTAACATCTGGTTTGAATACAGGTTGGTGGTCAGCATCATAATGAGTGACATATCACCAGTAATGGATACAGCTTGCGGTGCAGCTACAGCACCCAGCGTTGCAGACGAGCCATGATCGAGAGTTGCGACTTGCATTTGAATTCCTCAAGTAAGATTTACAAAGACTTTTAAAAGAAAAAGCCAGAATAAATCTGGCTTATTTGATTAGGCTTTTGGCAGTTTGCTTGCCATAGCTTGTAGTACGAAGACGGCCATATCTGATGCCTGGGCATCACTAACCGGGTCATTACCATGCCCCAATTGGATATGACCGTCATCATCCCACTCATCCAGCATACGCTGAACTTCGGCCAGGCCAGCCTGCACCATATCAGGGGTAGGCTGAGTCCACAGTCGTGCCTTTTCTTCCAACTCAGCAATGCGAGTTGTCAGTGCCAGCATAGCGACTTGTGGTATGCCTTCCAGTTTCAGCGATTGCTTCACTTCAGTACCGTCAGGTTGCTTAATAAGCACCGTCCAGGTTTTGTCTTTGTTGTAACTTACGTTGACTACAGTTTGTTCAGTCATTGGATAATTCCCAACAGGTTACGAGTGATACGCTGTGCAATCATGTCCAGATTGACAGCATGTTTCTCTTTAAATTCACTTACCACTTTTTCCGATAACGGCTCAAATGGTGGTTCGATCTCCCGGCTGATTTGCATGTTATGCAGTGCCTCATGCAGCTTTGTAGGGAGTAATTGGTACAACTGGCTTGCAGTCTCACAACGTGAGCACGCAGCTACTATGGCTGCATTTGCATACGCTTGTTCCTCGGTGAGGATCTTACGTCTGCGAGCCATAATAGCGTGCATAGCTGGATAGAGTTCTTTAACCAGTGTTTGAGGGAAACGAATATCAGCATTTTCAAAATGAAAATTCTCATTTCCGAAACGGAATGTCAGGACTGTTGACTGTCTGGCTTCACGATTCTGTACGGCGATATTAAATATCTCCTCATTGAAATGAGCGACAGACTTAGCGTAAAGCCAGTTGAGACAGTACGTGACGAGTCGCTGAACATCCCTTGCGGCATAGTCCTTAATCATCAGTAGAAGTCTCCAGTGAGGAATAGCTGCTTACGAGCACGACTACAGGCGACGTATAGCATACGCATACGCTGTTCTGGATCTGGGCAATACCCAAGGTCAGCCAAATCGATGAACACGCGTCTGAAGGTGGATCCCTGGGCTTTATAGACCGTCTGGCTGTAGATAGGCCGTAGATCAATCCAGGTATTCTTTATCTTCTTGAAGTGCTCTCTGGCTACATGCTCATCGTGCTCATTCTCAGCACGTTCCATTAAACGGAAGTACCGACGTTGCATCCGCACAATGGCATTGTGATCATCAGGCAAGAAGAACTTACGTTTATCCTGCCCATCCAGATATACCCAGTGACCGGGTACATCCAGTTCCACTGCTGGTTCCATTGCATCAATGAATACCATACGATCAGTACCGATATTGCCACTGGCTTTAGTACCGGATACGAAATGGTTATTGACTGCATAGTCTCCAGCCCGGAAATTCCGGGAACCCTGAATATGTTCGTACAGTCCTTTGTTGTACTGCTGCACCCGTTTATTACGGTAAGCCAGAAACTTACTGGTACTGTACGACCAATCGTTTGAACTCATGTCAGATAACATCAGACGGTCAAACTGAGGGCGTGGAAGCCAGATGATATGCTTACCGTCGATAGGACATTTTGGGATACGGAAGTCACCCGCCAGAATCAACTCACGTAGCTTTACAGCCAGATCGTGAATTGGCGTTGATTCGTCAAAGCGTTCTACTTTGGTCAGCACAGCACGGCGATACGTACCGTTATCAAATACAGGCATCCGTTTGGAGCCAGCACTTTTAAGCTGAGCAGGATCGCCCATGAAGATAACTTTGGTTTCACCGGGAGTTACTTTAGCCTCAATGTAGGCCATCAGTTCCTCGTCGATATAGCTGGCTTCGTCAATGAATACCAGCATCTTACCGAGTCGCAGGTTAGGATCTGAATCAGTCAGTTCATCCTTCATAGTGACAGGATTCTCTGCCATGATCAGACGCAGGAAGCTGTGGATAGTTGGCACATCCTGAACAACTTCACCCGGCCCACCTAATGCAAAGCGCAGAGCTTCACAGGCTTTGTTTGTGGTGGCAGTAAATGCCACCTTTAATTCGGTCTTACCTTTGAAGCCCAGCAGTGCCCTGGTTTTGTGATACTCATGGAGGGTTTTTACGATATGCTTTGCAACCGTAGTTTTACCCGTACCACCAGCACCATCAATAACCATAAAGGTTTCTGCTGAGCTTCCGAGGAAGCCGTGAACTTGCTTAATGCAAGCCTTCTGCCCCTCGTTTAATACAATTTCATCAGACATGATTCCTCCGCAGAGGATCACTCCCCTGGCATTTCAAAATGCACTACCTGCCCCCAAGGTGGCTGGAATGCTTTGTTTTGGTAAACGCACCAGATTACAGGCTTACCTGGATTTGGGATGTGGTGAGTATTCACATAACCATCCGTCAGCACAATAAGTGCCTGCGAGTTTGCCTTAGCAAATGCTTCGATGGATTCGTCCACACGAGTACCACCACCGCCCCGCATTTCCAGCTTAAGCAGGTCACGCATATTACGTACCTTGTCACGGCTACGCATGACGTGATCGAACTGCATGACATTTACATACTCTGGCTTGAAGCGTTTGAGCACATGGTAAGTTTCACTGACAAAATAGTTAAAGATCTTGTCGGTGATAGAACCAGAGGTATCCCAGGCGAAGTCAATCGGCCCCAGGGCAGGCGATAGCATAGAAGGAAGATAAATATCCTGGCTTATGTATCGACGATTTGGACGCGCCCAGGTGAAGTCGTTCTTCTGCATTGCATTGAAGAAACGCTGTAATACACGCTGCCACGGAATGACAGGCTTAGTCAGCCGATCAATGATACGTTGAAGATCCGGGCCGATATCACTTGGCATTTCACCGGACATTTCAGCGAGAGTTTTACCACGCATTACGAGATCTTCAGCTTGTTGCTTGATCTCCTCACGCTTCTTCTGATCGTTTACTGGTGGCTCTTTGAGGTCGCGCAGTTGCTTGCCACCTAACTGGTTGCCACCAGATCCTCCACCACCGTTTTGTTTATCCTTCTCTTCGAGAAGACGATAGACCTGAAGGGTGGACATGTTCCGGTACTGCACGTCGTGCAATCCCCCGGCAGGCATTTTCAAGCCAGCACGGATGAGAATGTCGTTAATGACATAATCGCAGGCATCGTTCCAGCGTTCTGGATCCATACCAGCAGAGCGTGAGGTACAGTGCTCTAAGGCAATGTGTAACCCTTCGTGGGCTACCAGAAACTCACGTTCATCTTTGGTAAGCTTCTCAAAGAACTCCGGGTTGTAATAACAGTTCAGGCCATCGGTATAGGCAGTCTCTGCTTTGGTATCGATGGAGTGTTTAACGCCCAGAATTATTGAGCTGTAGAATACAAACTCATCTTTTGCCAGGAGTCCAATTCGGGCTTTCGACAGTAGTTTTTGGAAGTCCATCAGAGTTACCTTTTAATAACTGAATGGTTTTAATTTTACGGATACAAGCTACCTGATCCTTCCAGCTAATGCCGGAAGCTGTTGCCATATACTCAGGTAACATGGATTCTGGTAATCCTATCTCTACGTAGGATGTTTGAAGTAATGCGGATTGCCAATCCCAGTAAAACCAGGTAACGGTGATTACATCACGTTTCATTTTCTGGTTTTTATATAAAGCTGTAGCGTGGGGTATTAACCCCTTGCATAACTCTGTAGACACGTTAGGTCTAGAAGGTTTTATACTACGAGTCAGGAAACAGAGGTCATCGCTTACACGAGCATTACTACGAAATTCGTTAGGTTCTGTTAGCTTGTCGGCAATCACCTTTGCATCCTCATAGAATGCTAAAGGAACCAGTATGTGAACTGTTTCTGCCTTTTCAAACTGGGATAACCACGATTGCTCGTACATTTCCTGATACTTCTGTTCGGTGGGTATTAACCCTTGAGGGTTAAGCCACGGCTGTTTAGTAAACATACTGGTTTCCTTTCTTACGCTACGTTTTCGCCAAACATGTCTAGCATGTGGGCTACCAGTTCTGCTGGTGGCAGATCATTGCCTTGTGGCAGTTCGAAGCCGAGCTTCTTACCACGCCCTACGGCAATGTATTTCTGCGGCTGATCAACATTTACCCAGAGAGTAATGTCACCAGAGGTGGCAGTAACTTTCCAGCGAGGCTTAGCAGTTTCTACCCGGTCAACAACCGACTCAGCAGCCTGAGTCAGGCCAGCACCGAACAGAGCGAACAGCAGGGCATCGATAGCATCGTCAGAGAATTTACCCTGTTCAGGGATTTCTGGCGTTGTATATTGATACGCAGTTTCTTCGCTCTCTGGCTTAGCCGGGTCAATTTTCATTTCCCCAACAGAGCCAGGTACTACAGGTTCAGCCAGTACGCTCACAGCATCCAGGATGTTGGTAACGTCGCTACGGGAGATCAGGCCATCGTTAGTGTGCATGTACACACTAATCATATGGCGAACCAGTTCTTTTAATTCGCAAGGCAGTTTGCTGTATTGCATGAATACTCCAGTTAAAAAGTGGGGCCGAAGCCCCAGGGTTTAGTTCCAGATTTCGGAAGAATATTTATCGATCCATTCTTCCATGCACTCTTCGTTCATGAGGTCAGGATGACGACCGAGGATTTGACGCAGGGTAATGATCTGATATTCCATATCCATTCGTTCAGCATACTGAATGAAGGCAGGCAGATTCTTTTTGGTTGCGTGCTGAGACAACGAACCCGCCATTGCAAAGCACAGGGATGGGTTGTTGGTTGGGCATTTCGCTGTCAACGGGTTGGCAACGATATCGGAGATCTTGGCGATTTCGTCATACAGCTTAACAAAGCTGATGAATTCATTCGCAGCAGCTTGCCCAATAGTACCGGCAACTAGTGGCAGATCGTCACGAGTGACAGTCTCACCGTTAATCAACTTTGACAGGAACATCAAAGTACGTGGCGAGGAATACGTCAGGTCATCGTGGTTTGGATCGAACTTATACAGATACTCTGGTTTAAATTCGAGGAACGCAGCGATACGGTAGTCCAGACCATGCTTCAGAGCATAAGCCAGGAACGATTTGAGTTCTGGCTTAACCTTGAAGTTGATCATACGTGACTGCAACGGAGTCGGCAGCGGGTTAACAATCGCACCGTCGTCTTCGGTGTTACCTGCGGCAACCATGAAGGCCATTGGATGCAGCTTGTGCTGACCTACTTCACGATCCAGGATCAGTTTAAAAGCAGCCGCCTGAACAGCAGGGACTGCTGACGGCAGTTCATCCATGAAGATGAGCCAGCCTTTATAGCCTTCCGGGATCGGAGTGTCTTCAGTCGGGAACACACCGAACGGCAGATACTCTGCCAGTTGACGCCCATTCTTTTCTGTACGGAATGGCAAACCGTTAAGGTCAGCCGGATCATACATTGACAGACGGATATCAATTACCCACAGTTTTGCTTCAGCAGCAATTTGCTTGACGATATCGGATTTACCGATAGCCGGGCTACCGTGGATCATTGGAACTAAACGCTTAGTGATAACACGTTTAACGAATGGGATTACATCAGCGATAAGGGTTTCGACAGCCATTTTATTTACACCTGTAAAAAGTATTGATGGACGAGTTGACTTACGATACGAACGCCAATGGCATTCTTTTTGTAGGCCATCTTAATTTGAGCCTGAATTTCGTTGATGATCTTCTTCTTCTGGTTTTGCTTACTGAAAGCTTTCAGATATTCCATCAGAAGAATGTTCTCTGGGACGAGATCCAGGAGTGATTGAAGCGATGGACGGGTAGTGCTGAAGTGCAATGCTACACGCCCCAGGAATTCTGTGCGTACACCCATTTCACGCATACGTTCATGGGTGAGGTTAGCTTCACCATTAAAAGCCCCGGCGAACACAAATAGCGTTTGACCGACGTTAACCTTTTCGTACTTACCGTAGTCGCCAAATACGCTGGCTGTATCGCTCTCCAGCATGGTCAGAAATTCATTCTGAACGCCAGCAAGGGCTTCATGAGTATCACCGCCTACGCCGTTGGTAAACAGCTTGTCGAACTCGTCTACGAAGATAACGATGCCACCAGTGGCATTCATATTACGCAGGGGAGTTAAGGCTTTCGATAATGAGTTACCGGATACACCTTCTTTGGTTAAGCCAGCAGCATTGACTTCGAGTACCTCGATATCACGCTCTTTGGCTAACGTTTTAATGAGGTGTGACTTACCCGATCCTGATTCACCAGAAAGAATGAAGTGAGGACGGATTACACCACGGGAACGAGTATACGCATCGAAGACACGGCCTAATACGCCAGCAACTTCTTCTTGTTCTGGAAGGATCATATTTATTCCTTAGAAATTGGGATGATATTCATAAACCTGGCTTGATTTAAACCAGGTTAAGGAAAGCACCAGCAGGATTACTGAAGGGTAATGTCCGGTACGATTACCGAAGGTTTAAACGTTACACGGTAGAAGTATTTACTGGTTTTCACGCCGTCTACTTGTTCCATGAACCAGGTAACGTTATCGCTTAAGCCCAGCATATGCTTCTTGTATTCCTTCGGGCCGACCTGACAGACGACGCCCAGAGTGGTGGTTGTACTGCTGTTATCTTTGGAACAAAGTCCTTCAATAGTCAGCAGATATTCACCAGTGATTCCGTTATAGAACACGAAACGGCGATTAACTTCGAAGTTATCGGATGCAGTGCTGAGGTTTTTAGAAACCACGTCAGCATCGTTAACATCACAGCCAGTGAGAGACAGCATGGCACATAGGCCAAGCATAAAAGTGAGGATCAGCTTTTTCATTGGTTACCTATCGGCAGTCGAATGAGATTGAGAGTTTCTGGTTGCCAGCTTGGGCAAAACGCCCATAGAAACCAGTGTATTTGCCAGTACCTTTTGAGTACATGACACCGTTCTTCCAGCCCGTCATAGCAGAGCTTTTATTGGCTGTAAGCGTAGGTGAGGTATCAACTACCTTACCGTTACGGTTAATTACCGAGAACGTGCTACCGTAGTCACGAACAAAGGCTACGCCCAGGTACTGAGTTGGTTTACCATCCTCATCGTACTGGGCTTGACACCAGAGTTCGTTCATAGCTGTAGCAGGTACAGTCGAGACTTGTGCTACTGGGGCGGGTGTATTAACTACACACCCGGAAAGCAGTGCAGCAAAAGCTACCACTGAGATCAGTTTACTCTTCACGTTTTAAGTTCCTTAAACCAGGAATTGTGTGGGGTTTGGCGATGTACTCACCAATATAAAAAGCATCACGAATTTCACTTTCGATCATTCGTACCTGGGAACCCGCATCGGTTAGTACCGTATAGCAAGGTTCTGGTTTGAAGTCGGCAATGCTCATTGTGGTTCCGATTTTGGTAATGAAAGCATTACCCATTCGACGACCATCTTTTGTGCATAGCTGACGGTGCAATTCCAGAGTCCCAGAGGGATCGTAACGTTCAGCCCAGTCAGGCAGGACTTCACGTTTAAACTGCTCGTCATAATCTTCGCCTGTCATGGAGCCTCCTTCAGCGCTTTGTCACGACGACGGCAATTCTCTTTCTGGCTTACCAGTTCGAGATGTTCAGGGTTACAGCACAAGCGATTACGACACTTATGGTCTACCTGTTTATTGCCGGGGATGTAACCGAAATAGTGAGTAGCCATCACAATGTGAGTGGCACACGTTTGAGAGTTGATGCTAATACGCCCATAGCCTCCGCCTCGTCCTTCGCCCGAAGTGGGGCCAGTCCATACGTGGCATGGGGATACAACACCGTTAACTCGATAACCGCAGTCACGGATATCTACACGATTCATAATGCGATTGCAGATCTCCTGACGACGATCAGGATGGGGATGGTTCTTACTGGGTGGCATTATTTAACCCCTAATAACTTAGCCATTTTAGCTTTATTGAGGGCAGTAATAAGCCCGTCCAGTTCTTCCTCAAATAGAATTAACTCAATGTCCTGTTCGGAGTACATAGAGGTTCTTCCAGAGTAATTCTGAGAAGTGATTCGAACACGATAAGCCAAACCAGGTTTGAGCTTTATAGGCTCAATAGTGACTGTCTTAGTCGCATTGTGATGAGGATGTTCAATTACATGTTCCATAGCATTCCTCTGGATTTCCGAAGTGGGATCACCAGTCGCAGAATGCCCGGAGGGCATTAATCCAGTTTTAAAGACAACTGGTTTGGGTCTGGTTCAGGGGGCGCAGGTAACAGACGACCTTGTTGCTCAAGTTCTTTAAGCAACGTGTTGTGGTACATCATTACCAGCGAGTGGATAGTGTTGGAATCATACGGATACGTATGCTGTTTGATTTCGGACATTGCCTCAGTGAGGTTATTCGCTGTCCTGAACATCGGAGCCGGAATCGGTTGGATCTTTGAATTCATCTGAATATACCGCATTGATCAGACGACGTAGCAGGGCAATACGTTGAGCCTGCGTCATGTCTTGAATTTGTGAGTCGATATCCAGAGCGCGTTCGAGTTGCTCTGGCGCATAGATTTCTTTGTCGTGCAGAATGTCCAGCATGGTATGCCCGGACTTCTTCACATACTGGCTTATAAAGCCCCAGAAGGCTGGCGTAGGCAAGCCGTCAGGCGTGAAGAAGCCAGCCATCACACGACCTTCTAAACCAGCGTAATCTTGCTTTGGTACAGTAACTGAATCCTGTTTACCAAAGGCAATATCACGCCATTGGTCATAGGTTGTTGGCACTTCTGCTGTACTCGAAGATCCCCCATAGAGATCTTCATGCAGACGTAAACCCATTTGTAATGGGCTTTCCTGCTGACGGAGGGTAGCAGTACGGTTGCACTGACGCTCTAACGCAGTCTGACGAATCAGGCGTACCGAGGCTACACGTAAGCCGTACATACGGGCTACTTGATATTCTGAGTAGCGTTTCAACGCATTTAATACTGCGTCTTCAGTTGCCTTTTCAAAATGGTGCATCTTAAGCTCCTTGTGGGATAAACCAGCAAATGACTGCAATAGCTGCCCAGAAGACGCCCCACAGTACACAGAGCACTGCGTTACGACGGATGTGTCTTCCATACCTGGCTTGAGCCTGGGAAGTGAATTGCCAGTAGTAACGGCGATAGTCTTCCCAGTAATCCGCTGCATTCAGGAAGCAGAGGAAAGCCAGCACAGCTAATACGTAAGTAAAGATTTTGAAGTCCATTGCTACCTCACGATCAGATGAGCCAATACAGCAACGATTAAGCAGATAATGCACCGGGCAAGAAGAACCTTTCTGGCCTGTGTAATCTGCTTAATTCGTAAGTTTAGCCCAATGAGTTCTATGGGGTGAGTAGCCTGTTTGAGCATCAATTTGGTGTGTTTAATCGCACCAGATCCGAGTGTCCAGCCGAGTCCGAACCAGACAGCACCGACCATAGCAATGAAAGTTATTGCATTCATTTTTAGCCTATAGATAAGTGGGTTTAGGGTTTAGGGTGGGTATAGCCAAAAGTGTCGATTTTTGACTGTCTAGCATATAGGTATAAAACTTCTATAGAAGTTCTAGAACTATGTACATGACTATCTTAGAAGTCTCTGAAGTATAAAAAGTAGGCTATCCCAATGAGTAGGATAGCCCTTCAGAAAAGAGAAAATTAAGTTATACAGACGCGCAAGCGTCAACTCACTCAACGCACGGAGTGCGTCACTTAAGATAAAGCGTAATACGTTGGGTTCTGTCAAAGTCAAAGTAGGATGCTTTAGCTTCAGTTACACCATATTCTTTGAAGTCAATTACATGTGTAGCATCTTCCATTAAGGTTCCTTTAAGTTTTATTACTTTCACGCCTAAGAGCTTCTTAGTCATGAAGTGATCGTACATCTCTTTTGTTGTGTAAACAGAGGTCATCCTATCCCGGAAGACCTGGTAGCCCTCGAATGAAGCCATACCTACTCCTGATAGAGTTTCACTACCCGGTCGTCACCATCAGCGTATACAGCTACACCGACTACGCCCAGCGGAGGTAGGTGAACAGGCATACCTTCAGTTTTAATCACGTCAGGCGTAAGCCTAAGCTCAACCTCCGGCATACCTGATAACAGACTGGCTTTCATAGTTGAAACCAGTGATTTAGGTACAGTCATTCTGCTTACCGGATGGACTACCCCGTCCTTTGTGTAAGGCAGCGAATGCAGTAGTTTCATATTTATTTTCCGTGGTTTGGATGGTAGTTGTGATCGATCATTGCCTGCTCACGCATGGCAACGGCTTCCTCGAAAGTGTCAGCGTAACCAATATGCTTATTGGAGATCTTCACCTTCCATTTGTTGGCATGAGGTTGCCAGGAGACACCCATACAGCCATTGGTGTTAGTGCTTCGCAGCTTCTGGTTCTTGTTGTTAGCAACATGATCCGAAGCCACCAGATTGTTAGGGCGGTTGTTCTGACGATTACGATCATCATGGTCTATCTCTACCGGTTCCCAACCATGCAGCATCTTGAAGATGATGCGGTGGGTAACGTAGATAGAGTCATCAATTGTGCCAACGAGATACTCGTTTTTCATAGGCCGATTGAAGGCTTCTTTACCCGCATAGCGGGTATTCCAGCTTAGGGCATGACGACGTGACGGAAACTCTTCAATGGCTCGCTCACGCCAATACAGCTTTCCTGTTTCAGGCTCGTAGCGTAGGCGTTTGAGTAAATAATCTTGAGGTGGGAGAGGCTTACGTTTCATTGTGATCCTAATGAAATAGCCACTCCCGAAGGAGTGGCGTATTGTTAACTTAATGCGTAATTGCTATTACGGATTTTGTCCCCTAAGTTAGGGCTGAGCTTTTCATACTTACCATCTGTAATGCCATACAGTTGGCAAAGCAGCATCTCAAGCATATCAGAATCTGCCATATCTGCCATAATAGATTTGTACCAGTAACGAGTGAGGTCACAGTTATTGGCATGAGCACCGAAGGCATCATGAACAGTCAGAATAGGGAATGGCTTGTAAGACAGCATATCGTTAACGATAGACAGCAGCTTATGTACCATCCACTTAGGCAGACACATCACGTTATCCCAACGCAGCAACGGCAGGAGCGCCACATCAGCGATGTGAGAGCGAATACACAGTGGTAGCAGTTCACTGAGTTCATCAGTGCAGGCCATCTGCTTATTACCGCAGGAATAGCCCAGAGCAGCCATACGCAGGACTTCCTGAGCGTTACGTACAACCACTGGATCGTAGTTGCAACGACGCTCAATACCACGCAGGAGATACGCATCACAGAAGTGAATGGTATTCGCTACGTTAGCACGTCCACGCTCTGTACCTTCGTTCACACGATATTGCAGCGTAAACGTTGCATGGTCGAGTTCGTCCACTTCAATTCTGGTTTCCTTGGTTTCCATTACCTTGATGACGGCTGTAAAGCCATCAGGAGCCACCAGACGGTGTTCCAGGGCAAATGGACGCCATGATTCCAGAAGCTCATCCATGAGCTTGAATGCGCCCGGAGCGATGGTCATAGCTGCATCGTAGAACACATCCAGCATTTCACCTTCACCGAATACCTTCTTAGGCACAGCTTTAGAGCCATAGCCTGAAGTCATTACGGCTTGTTTAACATCACCGCGAGGAACAGTGATACTTGCTAACCCTTTGGTTTGCAGAATCTTGTTCATCTCGCCAGTGGTGTTGCTGTACGCATCCATACGCTGGTTTGGGTCAATCATGCCAGTGTTGTACGCACCAGCTTCACAGCCAGTGAGTGCAGACATAATCTGGATACCAGAGCAGCAGGCATCGAAGTGAACTACGTGGCCTACAGCCTCACCATGCTGAGCACGGCGAAGGGTCATAACAGCTTTCTTGAACAGCACTGGTTCATCGGCATCATCTGCCAGTGTTTCCAGGTTATCAATATGGTCATACACCCACTGAATGCGGGTGTTGAACAGTTCTTTATCCAGCCCATAATGGTTGGCTACGTCGATGCAGAGATATTCCCAGCCGGAGAATCTCTGGAAGCCAGTACCGAAATTGATAGTATGTTGCATAAGTTATTCCTCTCATTTTCTGAATTGTGCAGGGACACCTGTTACTTGCTCTTGATCGGCAAAGTTAATCATCGCTTTCTTGAAGCTGGTTCCCTGTGGGGTGATGTGGTAGCCACAGGCGTACATGCGCCCACGTTTGTCTACCTTGTTGCTGATGTAGAACCTGTTACCCTGGTTTACCATCAGACTATAGAAGTAATACGACTGCTCTTTGTAACGCGCCCAGTTTTGCTTCTGTTTGCGTACCATATCGGCTATCTGCCAGTCACTGAGATCCTCGTCAGAGTCAATAACATCGAGATCGTGAGTTGGTTCTTCCTCCACTGTGCAAAGGAATTGCACGTCCAGGGAGAGAGGAACACGATTGCGTGAATTAAGTACATCAAGGCAGATGTTTCCGTCATGATGGTTAAATCCTCCACCCAGAATCAGGCTATCTGATTCATGCGTGTAATAGGCGGTTGAACGGTTATTTACCAGTTCACGAGGTTCACAAACCAGTGGTGGTAAATAGCATGAGTATGCAATAAAATTGCTTAATCTCTCATCAAAGGTGATGTTTGATTTGATATACAGACTGGCTTTAGGATGTGGTTTGCTGATGTCATAAACATCAGTTTCACATAGCACAGCCAGCACTTCGGCAATGGTCTGAATGCTGTCACGCTTATCGTCGAAGCCGATACGTGAAGCCAGTTGACCAATGACGTTGACCAGTGGTGTTTCCTCCTGTACGTAGCACACACCTACGAATATTTCGACAACGAGCTTTTCTAAGTCCAGTTGTCTCAAGTGACTGATACGAACAGCTTTGCTGTCATAGAACTGCTGATCCATCCATTGATTCAATAACTCTACGCCCTGTGCTACTTCAGGCCAGAGATTCTCCTGGCCTTCGAAGAGTTCTGCACGGATATAACCATCGATATGCTTACGGTTGAACTGGCGTTCATTGATAAGTTGCAATTCTTCCTTAGCGAGCCAACGGTGCATTACTTTCTCCTTACGTTAATCACCCATGTACCAGAGCCTTTGTATTCTGCACTGGCTTTAAAGCCAGAGAATGCAAGCTCTGACGTAATACGTTCTGGTTTGATTGATGCAGTTCGATACGGGATATGTCCCCGTAATTTGATACTTTTGGTGATGCCTAACAGCATCTTGGTACGCACGATTTTGTCGAATCGTGGATCGAGTTTAAGGGCTACGCACTTATCTACTTTGCAGCGTAGGTGCGTAGGTGGTACTGGAAGATACTCGCTATTGTATTCGTCACCCATTGGGCTATTACCTCAATAAAAAAGCCAACCCGAAGGTTGGCTTAATTGGATTATTCGATACCCAGATCGACGAATTCGCCTTCTTTGTGAGCTTCGCCAAAGGTCAGCTCAATACGACCAACCAGGTCTTGCAGCTTCTCTGGATTTGAACGAATCAGAGCCAGAATCGCGCCTTCAACCGGGTGGTTTTCACGCAGAGCAATACCGGAGCCACCCAGACGTTTGCGGGAACCGTCACGGGTCAGAATGTTGATGTTCAGGTAGCCGCCAACTTTGTTCTTAGCAGCGTTGTCAGCAGGAGCGTTGTTTGCAGCAGGAGTGCGAGTGAAAGCCATGATATATACCTCTTAAAGATGAGTAGATGATTAATAACAGAATGTGGGCTTAACATGCCCTTAATTGCACATAACGCGCTATGCGCGTTTCTAACAGATGATTAAGCAGCTAACACGGTCACGCCATGCAGCATATTGCAGAGGACTGCCGTTGACCTCTTCACTGAACGCAGAGAGGTCTTCAAATGCTTCACGCCCCAGAATAGAGGCAGCGACTTCAACCTGAGTCTCTAAAGCCAGGTCGGACATAATTAATTGGGACATACCTTTGTGGAACAGGAACAATGCCAGATCACGCATTTCTCCATCCATCCACGCACGCTTACACCAGCGCAGATTAGTCTGAGCATGATCGATATTCATAGTTGGCATACAACAATCCTTAGAGTTGAACCCTGGCTTCAGCAGCCCTGAAACCAGAGTATTATTAGTCATTGAACGTGCTATGCACGTTTACCAAACTTGGTAATTTAGAACGATACGAAAGGTAGGATGTATACCTAATAGCAGTTTAGTTTTTATTTTATTTAGTTCCCCAGGTAGGATACTAAATCTAAACTGATGTGTACCTCTTATATAACCATCAGAGAAATCCTCACGATTCCAACGATATATAGTTATATCTCCGAATACAGCACCGTTATCATTAGTGATAACAGAATCATCGAACTCGATGGAGTAAGCTATATCTTTACGCTTACGTTCGATTATAGTCATTAGCTAATACCTTTGATTGTTGCCTCCGTTTTAACGTAGGGATATTTACCCTGAAGCATTTGCTTGGTTAAACGGACACTGAGTATGATAGTTTTACACTTGATACCAGGTATACCTACACGGAGCATAATCTCTCCGACTAGTCTACCTGGCCCCAATTCAAACATGCGAATATCAATAATGATATCACCTGTCCATGTGAAATTGGGTGTAAGCATCACACGAGTTTTAAGGTTTTCCATTACTTCAGGGGTTAGGTAACCTACCTTGTCAAATTGCTTTGTTGTAGCTTCCCAACGAAGTATTTCTGTACCACCATCAGTCAGTGATATACCCTGATTATCCATTCTGCTAACACCCCTGGTTTAGTTGAGTAATCATTAGTGTCTACATAAATAATACGGACACTGAGAGTTTTAAATTTCAAGCAGTCAGCCTTTTCAGGTTTACCTTTGCTTGTCCATGTTGGCAACATTGCACTAAAGCTTTGGTAATCATCATTACTGAATGAATCCCCATTTAATAAAGCTTTAGTTTTAAGTTTCATTAAGTCATTTTCAGTTAACCTAGTATAAAACTTTCTGGGTGTTGCTATCGATGCGTTACCCACTCTCATATTGCAGCGCCTCCGCTATCTTTAACGGGTTTATATTCAAAGAGCCACATACGTTTCTCTTTGGTATTTGCATCATATGCAGCTTTGTCAGGATTGAGCAGTTGACCACGCCAATCTTGAGGACACACCAGATATACTGGTTTAGGCGGATAACCACCGTCATACCAATAGATACTGGTAACCAGTTGCACTGGCTCTTTATTACCAATCAGGAATAGAGTTCTGATCTTATTGAACTCTTCTTCAGTTACTTTAGCTTCAGCTATTAACTTAGTGCCTGATGGGTGATAGCGAATTACATCACGGATTATTACCATTAGGGTTTACCTATGATTACATTGTTTAACTTATGGAAGTCATCAATATACATTTCAGTATACGACTTACCCCAAACCTTAGTTTTAGAAGGGTATCCTCCGGGTCAGATTGAAACGCCAGTAGGCTTCCAGGTAGGAACCAGCCTTACAGAGGTCAGGATACATAAGCTGAGCTTCGATCCACAGACCGTCACCAACCTTGATTTGCTTGGTTGATTTCTTCTGCTGGTTTTTGAATGTAGGTAATTTTAGTTCTACACATGGAACCTTTAACACCAGTAGCTTAACTTTCAGACTCTTTAGTAACTCTGGTGTTATATGAACATATAACGCTGTAGCATTGAATGCACGCAGTCTACGCTTTGCCATTTTTACGGGCCTCTTTATACAATTGGGCTAAATCGGGAAATGCTTTCTTCTGTTTATCAGAACAGTAGAATGCACCTACAAATCCGGGATAACTTTTAATAACTACCCACGGATATTTGGCTTGTTTATTCTCATTTCTAATGAGTTTGTATTCGATATCAACCATAGTTATTTACTCGAAGTAGATAAGAGCATTAAGCTCATCAGTTGTAGGACATACCCAGTGCATTACATCAGGTGCAATAGGTACATTGAGATGAATACGCATACCAGTTTCTGGGATGGTATACATACGATGAAGATCATTCGGGTATAACGCTATACGGTCAGTCTCCATGATTAACATAGGCCACTTACCTGTATGCTTGTGCATACCCATTAATCTTCTAGTTTTTAATGTATGTATAGCACCCTCATCGAGTGTAAGAATAAATGTATATTTACCTGCTTGATAACATAAGTTAACAGTCGTCATACCATCACCTTAAGCTGAACAGGTATAACTTCCATATCCTCTTTTATACGGGGAATGGCTGGAGTGCTTACTTCAATTCCATCTTGCCAGGTCATATGGAATTTACCTTCAAGCCAGCGAGCGAGACAATACTTAGCTCGTCTCTCTGTTTCGAACAGCCGAGGTAAACCTGTGTCTTGAATATCAACACGAGTATTACCTCTGCCCTTACCTACGCTGTCAGCAGTAGCAAGGATACGTTTAGTGGGAATATGCCTAATCACCCAATAGGTTATTTCTTTAGCCATGTTCTTTACCTTTAATCCATGCAGCTTTATAGACATGCCATAAATCTACATTACTGGCTTTAGCACCATACGTTGCAATTAGCCATACACGGTAATCAGTGCGACATTGATTAAGTTCTTTTTCAGTTAGCATAGGTTTAGCCCAGTTAGGAAACTCATTGAATGCACGGAGTGCATTAAAAAAGATAAGCCCCGAAGGGCTTATTTTATAGTAACTTCGAAGTCAGGCTGTAGTAGAACTGTTACAGTTAACTTACCCAATTTAACTGCGTTATATCTGCCTCCATCCTGGTAGGCTTTAATGTAAGTTATATCCAGCCCAATACGCTCATCTTCAGTTAAGCTGAAGTGTGTTTGTTCAGGGATATCTTTGAATTTCATTAGAACTCCACTTTTTTCCAGTGTACCAGGTTAATTTGACCACCCGCCTGACAGTGTTTAATCACTTTGTCAGCAACCTCCACGATTATTGGAAGCTTGGTAGTGTCGTCTACTTTGCATTCAGTAGCCATGTGGTAATACAGGTCTTCACCAATCTGGACTTCGATACGTTTAACGTAATATCTATAGCCCAGATGAGTTTCTACCAGACGTTGACGAATTTGAGGTTCAGCGAATTTACGCAGATGCTCCCTTTCGAGTCTCATCTCCCAACCTTCTTGTCTGGCTTTAACGATTGCATCATGTACGTTCATGTTATGCACCTACATACAGAGTAAGAGCAACAGCAGCCATAGCCACTGCACATTTAGCGATACGACGGATAGTTGATTTACGAATGGTCATGATTATTTCCTCGGATATTTGTTGTCGATGAATGAGATTGCTGCGATGAAGATGATTGCACTGAGGACAATCAGAGGTAAGTCAGTAAGCATAGTTATGCACCTTAGTTATTTTTGTTTCCACTACGTGTGCTATGCACAGTAGCAAGGCATTCCATCACTGTTCTTCTGGTTATGAGACAGCAGTAAAGTGCTGTCGGTTGGAGATACAGGATTGTGCCATTAAACCGCATATCCCATATTCTCCATTTAGGGAATGGTATGTCTTTAAGCCCTATTGGTATACGGTCTGGGTATTCCCATATACCTGGGTTAGGTGATTTAACGTAGATATCAACCGGGCATTTATAACCCGGTATGAGCAGGTTCTTCATCTTGATATCGTTAAGGTCATAGTCGTCAATAGACCATGACCATGCACCTGAGTTGTAGAAGTACATCATTCACGAATGACCAGACGGTCATCGTTAATGTGAATACCAATACCACCGTATACTGCGTATACAGCGTTATGTTCACCACCGTCTTCCAGTGTCTTGATTAGTGCCTGACGTCCACCATACGCATATGTCTGTGCCAGGTAGAAGATAGCACCGTCAGGAAGGTCACTGAATCGCTCAATTTGAGGCGATACAGGGTTAGGTGATGTAACTGGGTTGGTTTGGTCAAGATGGGCTGAGAACGCGATAGAGCTATCCTGTGACAGTCTGCAATACATGCAATTACAGGCAGGTGAGCATTCAGATAAGTTAGACATGGCTGTATCTCCAGATAGATACCCTGGCTTACACCAGGGCTTGAGTGGTTAGAATGGGCAACCAGTTTCAGCTTCGAGCTTGTCCATGAAGTAACCTTCATTGTGCAGACGTGCATAAAGCTCTACATGACCTTGCATACGATAGGTATCGAGTAATGACAGGAAGTCTGCATACTCGGTATCAGTTGCCCTACGAGCATTACTCATGTCTACAGGCTTAGTGCTAAAGCAATTCTCAATCATACGAATGTCAGAAGTACGCATAGTTATATCTCCAATAGGTTAAGTGTATTACTCCACTTAATGTCCTATGGACATAGCTATAACTATGTACCGTTCGTACACCTACGCTTACGCTACGGTGTACTCACTAGTTATAGATAGGATACCCATACTTATATACATAGTGTTTATAAGGTTATAGGTATATGTAAGGTATACATAGAGATAGTATATAGGGAAGGTATAGGTATAGAGATAGTAGTTGATAAGGTAGAGGTAAACAAAGAATACGTAGTACATACTGGAGTATATGTATCCTATTCTCTGTCAACCCTTTTGACTAACTCATTTTTTCGATAAGTGTTATGAGTAAAATCGATAGATGAATATCTGTATATGAATTCTGACCGTCATACCCAGCGCGAGTAAATTGCCATAAGTTTTGAACCTGCTTAGCGCACCTTACTGTCATAGGTTGATTGTGTAGTTGTGTACTTGTGTAAAAAGAATAAGCCCCACTCCGAAGAGTGAGGCTGATGCTTACTTACGTTTGGTATCGAGAGATGCAGCGAGAGCAGCAACCTGCTGGTCAAGCTCATGCTTCATTGCGTTGTAAGTCATCTGGTCTTTCATCTCGATGAGTTCACCGAAACGAGTAGCTTTGTTCTCTGCTACCTTAGCCAGTTGGTTACCAGCATTAGCCAGTGAGTTCATGGCTTCAGCAGTAGTAGTTACCACTGACACAGTAGAGACAACAGCACCAGTGATTGCTGCGAAGAGAGAAGGCTTAGCTACATTAGATACGTTAGACATTTGTATTACTCCATACATGTATGATGAGCACCATTGCTCACAGCATGGCCTATGGCCTTAAGTTTATTTGTGTAAGGAGTAAGAATTCTTTTTTCCAGGTGATGACACCGGGGGGAGTCCCAGATTTCTAACAGCCAGAGTAGTAAGTAGTGCTCTAATACCTAATTATGAAAAATTCCAAAAAGTTTTCCATAAAAATAATTAGCAGACTAATTACTTACAATGCTTCCATACGAACTTCATCGCATAGATAAATCTGCCGATACGAGTACGCTGATACATAGCGATAAAGTTAAAGTTAGTTACTTTAACCTCAACATCGCTCTCATGACCTAAGTCTAAAATGAATGGTGCTCGGTTACGTGAGATAACTAAATCCCCTAAACCATCTACATCGACTGCTTTCATGCGTGGTCTGACTAACATAAAATTTCCTCATAAAAATTATAAAAATTTTCACATCCTTGTGACTGTCTATCCTATACCCGCTCGTATGTAGCTATAAAAATCTCGTGCTTACATGGATAAAATTCCCCTGCTACCCCTTTGATAATCCAATCACCTGGGCTGGCTGTCATTACACCTTCCAGTGTATGAATATCCATACATTCATCACGAGAGCTTTCGTAAGCAGTAAAGCCCACCTCTTCAGCCCACTCGTAGAAATCATCTGGTACATCTTCACCACTAAGTGGTAAACGGTATGCCTCAATTTCTACTGGCTTCTTTTTAAATTTCATATTTGAGTCCTTATGTTTATACTCTGGCTTAAAACCTATAGGGAGCCTATACCTTATGTCAAAGTTAACGATAGATGAGTTAAGGGCTGCACTGCCAGATACTGTACGTAAGTCAGTGACAGATACAGTCCTACAGAATATCAACAAAGCAATCAGTGACCCTGCATTCTATGGGCAGTATCGTGAGAACCTGCTTACGTATGGTCATGTTATGCGTGAAGGTAAGTACAAGCTGGAAAACTATCTGGATGCAGTACGCTATGTCAGCTATAAGCTGATGGGGCTGAACAATCAGGATGCTTATATCAAGACGTTCCCTGAGCGTTATAACTACTTCATGCAGAAGGGTACGACTGCTAAGGCTATCTCCAGTTACGTCCACGCTTACCACAATAACAAGCTGGTAGGCTTGATTATGGAACAGGCTATGATTCCTGTTCATATCCTGGGGCGTGACTTCTTCTGGAAGGCGGTGCAGACACAGGCTGAGATTATGATGACTGCTACCAGTGAGAAGGTACGTAGTGATGCAGCTAACAGTCTGATGAGCCACCTTAAGCCACCAGAAACCAAGAAGGTTGAATTGGATATCAACCACAAGGATGATGGTACGCTGGATGCTCTGCGTGCGGCTGTGGGTAACCTGGTACAAGCACAGCAGGATACTATTCGCTCTGGTGCTCAGACTGCCGGGCAGATTGCTGGTGGACGCCTTATTGAGGGTGAGAAAGCATGAACATCACCAATGCTGAAGTGATAACCCCCAAGACAGTGGACGCGTGGCTGTCTGATGTGGACTACAGCGACGATCCGGGTTATGTGCCTTCGCCCTTTGCATTAGAGTTCGTGCTGTTTATCAAGATGGTAAACGGAGGGCAGGGTGAAGAGAACAAAACCCCAGTGCTGCACTATAAGATGCTCGACCAGGTAAGTACCGGGGAAACCAGGATTGCAAACATGGTACACCGTGGTGCTGCTAAAACGACGGTACTGGGGGAATACCTGTTCCTGTATATTGGAACCTATGGTGGGATTCCTGGCTTCGGATCTGTAGAACTTGCCCTGTATGTATCGGACTCCGTAGATAACGGTGTAAAGAACATGCGTAAGAACTTAGAGTTCCGTTACGAGAACTCTGACTTCCTGCGTAAATATATTCCGGTAGCCAAGTTCACCGATATCCGTTGGGAGTTCCAGAACGTCGAAGGTAACAAGTTCGTCGTTAAGGGTTACGGTGCGAAGACCGGGGTGCGTGGTACAAAAGAAATGGGTAAACGTCCACGTCTTGCTGTACTCGATGACCTGGTTTCGGATGAGGATGCCCGTTCCCCTACCGTTATCAGTGCGATTGAAGATACGGTATATAAGGCGGTTGAGTACGCCTTGCACCCTCAACGTAACATGATGATTTGGTCTGGTACGCCGTTTAACGCAGGGGATCCTCTGTATAAGGCGGTAGAATCCGGGGCATGGGCTGTTAACGTTTACCCGGTATGCGAACGTTTCCCTTGTGATGAGAAAGACTTTAAGGGTAGCTGGCCTGACCGATTCGATTATAAGTACGTTAAAAACCAGTATGACAAAGCACTGAAGGCCGGGAAGATTGCGACATTTAACCAGGAGCTTATGCTTCGAATTATGTCCGATGAAGACCGCCTGATCGCTGACAGTGACATTCGCTGGTATCGCCGTGAGCTTGTGCTTAACAACAAGCACATGTTCAACTTCTATATCACCACTGACTTTGCCACCAGCGATAAGCAAGCAGCCGACTTCTCGTTTATCTCGGTCTGGGCTTATAACAATAACGGTGACTGGTTCTGGGTAGATGGTATCTGTAAGCGACAGGACATGGGTAAAAACCTGGACGATCTGTTTATGCTCAACAGTAAGTACAAGCCAGTGTCAGTAGGCATCGAAGTTACCGGGCAGCAGGGCGGGTTCATTCCGTGGATTCAAGAGCAGATGATGACACGTAATAACTACTTCACTCTGGCTTCCAAAGATAACTCTGACATGCCGGGGATCCGACCGAACACTAACAAGATGCAGCGTTTCAACGTTGTGGTTCCTTTCTTCAAGGCGGGGAAGATGTACTTCCCTCAAGAAATGAGACACTCGGTGCCGTTGGTTGAGATGATGGATGAACTGACCAAAGCATCTCTTGCTGGCTTCAAGTCCAAACACGATGACGCTATCGATACTGTGTCTATGCTCGCCAACATGAAGGCATGGAAACCTTCAGAGGAAGCTAACCTTAGTTACAGCGATAGTGGTAATATTTGGGATATTCAACAAGACGATGGTTGGGGTGGTAGTGGCCTCAACTCCTATCTCGTGTGAGGTACTATGAAACTCAGATTACAGGATGTGCTCGACAACCTGCTGATCGGGGAATTCTCCCAGACAGGTTGGGCAGCAGACGGTGAGTTTTCCATTGCCACCGTCAACAAGATTATCGTCCTGCTTAATGCAGCAATGGCTGATATCTCTTCTCGTTTCTGGATTAAACGTAAAGAGGTCTTCCTTCGAACCTGCAAAGGGCAGACGGTATACGTTATCGATAACTCGGTAGCCAGTAAGCAAAGTAAACTCCAGGGTGGTAATTACCTTACCACTTCTACTGGGGATATCTTTGAAGATGATCTCCAGGAAATTTATGAGATCTATGACTGTGCAGGCAGGGAAATGCCAATCGGCGTAGACACAGGGGAGCCTCACGCAGTGGGGCGTACCTGTGGCTGCGGCAACAAGATCATTAGTCAAAGCCAGTTTGATAACATGTGCGAATGCTGCAAGCAGAAGCGTTATGTGAATACGTTGGATGAACCGGGTACTATCGTCACTCGTCGTCACCCATACGGTACGCCTAACGATGTGCCACGCAACGGACGTGTTATCCAGCTACAGGCTTATAACACGATTCGTGTACCTGATGATCTGGAACCACAGACGCTACGTATTGTTTATCGTGCGACTGCTAAACGCCTGAAGAAAGTTACTGATGACGGTACTTACTTCCCAGAGAAGATCTATCTGGATGTGCCTATGGAATATCTCCAGGCTATCCTGTATTACATCGCATCCCGGAAGTTTAACCCTAACATGCAGGGCGTCCAGCAAGGGTTCCATGAAGGGAACAACTACTACACCAAATACCTGTCAGCTTGTCAGTTACTGCAAGACCAGGGTGCGGGGGTAGAGCCAGTTGGCAACCACGGAAGTAAGTTCCAACAGAAAGGATTCGTATAATAAAAAAGCCCCTCATTGAGGGGCTTAATTTTTAGATGGTACAACCACCACCTTCGCACTTATTGTTTTCAGCGAACGATGCCAGCATTGCCTGGCTTTCGGCTTTCTCGTGCAGAGACTGACGCAGCATATAGCCTTCCAGTTCCCAGATCTTATTGAATGCGTTTTCATATGCGCATTCACGGCCAATATCTTCGTTGTAATTAGCCGGGTCAACACAGGCCGATACGCCTTCAACTTTGAAGCCGTTTTCCAGGATGATGATGCAGATGGTAACCAGAGAGAGGTTTGCTTTATCTGCTTCGTCGATCTTATCCATCATCGCCAGTGCTGCGCCAGCATTGAGATAGTAGACCGATTTAATTTTTTCTCTGATGGACTCTTTGGTAACAGTTGCCATTATGGTTTCTCGTAAAGAGGTTTAAGGGAATAGCCAAACAGGACTGCATTGTCATGTTCGACAGAGTTAGCGAACACCAGGTATTTCTTACCACGGCGATCAGTGACTTCGTATGCGTAAGGCATCATAGCTCCTTATGGAAAAAGCCCCTCCGAAGAGGGGCTATTCCAGGCTTTGCAGTTCGGGGTACACAAGATTACTTTGCAGACTGGAGTTGATAGCTCCGTACCCTTTACTCAGGCTCCTGGTATCAGCAGTTATGCTGCTTCTTTTGCATCCCCCAGGTGGGATAACCTTGTCGGGTATTTCCAACCATCACGCACGAGGCGCAACGACGGGAACTATTAAACCAGAGCTAAATACCTGGTTTGAGATCATCGTGAAAGCTACTGCCGGGTTCTCATCAAGGGCTATACCCATATAGAGATTCTTCACACGCTGATGCTTAATTCGCTTCAATAAAGCCAGACTACAATTTCTGACAGCATCGTCAAGTGATCTTTTATCTTTTCTGGCGATGGCAAGGGCTATACCGGCTGTAAACGTACAGTCGATGTACTCTTCTTCTTCGGTCATGGGAGTTACTCAGTGCAGGTGATAAATGTGGTTCCAGGGGAAGGAATCGAACCTCCCAATCAGGCCATGAACCCTGACTGCATCGGCCAAAGACTCTGACACGTTGAACAGCATGGCTTGCAAACAATGCCGATCATAAAGCGTGTCATATCTTGATGCCCTGGAATAGAATGGATGGGATATCTGGATTCGAACCAGAGAATGCCGATAGCAAAGACCGGTGCCGTAACCACTTGGCTATACCCCAGAAGATGGCGATGGGATGGAGATTCGAACTCCAATGTCGCGGATTAACAGTCCGGTGCTTTACCGAGTTAGCTATCCCATCTTATTAATTAAGACACTCTGTAGCTGGGGCAACCTCGGCAAAGGTTGTTTCTACACACTGAGATTAGGGTATGAGCCTGTTCAATGCTGAGTGTCCTAATTAATAAGCCCCCATAAAGCAGGGGGCAACTCCGAGTTCGGTAATCTGGTTCTGGTTCCAGAGCACTCCAGTTTTTAAGCCTTCATGCAGTTCAGGGTCACTGCCCTGGTTGTACGTATCTCGTTCCAAAATGGAAAATGGCAGTCTTATCGCTAAGCACGCAGCACCCGCTATAAGCATCAATACACTGGTTTCAATGTATTCAGGTTTATAAAAGGTGCTCCCCCGAAGGGGAGCTTTCCCAGTAACCGTAGCTGGGTTCGGAGATGAGATCACCTCCTGTAAGGTCGCCATGTCAGTAGCTGTAATAATTAATACCTTACACCTTACGGACATGCAACCGCTTTACGGTAAAAGATTAGAAAAATCTGGCTCTTTAAAAGTGACCATGTTTTTCAAGAACTTTCCTTCCGGGTAGAACTTACCGTTCAGACAGATATCCCGGCGAACTTTAATGCACATGGTAGGGTAGCTACCGTGCAGATACAGGTCGTCTGGCTGGAAGCCCAGTTCATAGTAATAAGCCAGTGCTTTAATTTTATCTTCTTCACTGGAGATGAACTTAGACATGTTGGAGTCATGCACTAACTGATACACTTCATTACCATCGAAGCCAGAGATATGAGCTACACCGTCATTAACGGTAGTGAGATCACCTTGGGCATCCATGATAGCAACGGTATCAATACCATCTACCAAGTGCTTATCATCAATCTGAATCGTAATTTTACGCCCAGGAAATGCAGCCTCAACCATCTCTACAGCTTCTTCAAGGCAGAGCATAGCCTGCTTTCTGATAGCTTTTACGTTAGGATTAGCTAAGTCGCCCTTTTCATTTCCGAAAGCGAGATTGAGTGCAGCAACTTTTTCAAAGGTAGTTTGCATTGAAAGGTTTCCTTTCTGGTTTATTTGACAATAATGGGTGAAGTTATTTTCACCATAAGTAGAGGACACGATGGACAATTCTGCCCCAGATGATGTTCAAATGTTGCCGGGGGTCGAGGTGCCACGTCTTACCGACTGGGTTCAGGAACCACGTTTAGCTTTGCTTAAACAAGACCTGGACAGTTGTAAGTCTTCCCATGATACACAGATGACGAAAGTTACTGAATGGGCTGACTACAAGAACGGTACTGGCAAAGCAGCACCAAAGGCACAAAAAGGCCAATCAAAGGTTCAGCCTAAACTCGTCCGTAAACAGGCTGAGTGGCGTTACTCTGCCCTGTCTGAGCCATTCTTATCTACCCCGGATCTATTCAAAGTTACCCCGGTAACCTGGGAAGATAAGAAGGGTGCAATGCAGAATGAACTCATTCTGAATATGCAATTCACTAACAAGATTGACCGTGTGGCCTTAATCGATGAGTACGTTCGTGCAGCAGTCGATGATGGTACGGTTGTTCTTCGTACTGGTTGGGATTATGAGGAAGTCATTGAGACTGTGCCTCAGCCTGTCTATAGCTATGTCTATGACTATAGCGTCGTACAAATTTATCAGCAGATGGCTCAGATTGAGCAGACCGATCCGGTACAACTCCTAAATTACCCGCAGGAGTTACAGGATGGTTATAATCAATTTAAGCAAACTCAACAGCCGATCCGTTTTGTAGTAACAGGCGTTGAAATGGTAGAGCAGGTTAAGGTTGTTAAAAACCAGCCGACTATTGAAGTCTGCCGTCTGGCTAACCTGTATATCGATCCGTCATGTAACGGTGACCTGAATAAAGCTAACTTTATTATTTACAGCTTCGAGACTTCACTTGCTGAACTCAAAGCAGAAGGTCGCTACAAAAATCTGGAGAAAATCAATGTCTCTAATCAATCGCCTTTATCAGCACCAGACTTTCAGCCCAACACTGCCCCGGACTTTCAACCAGCGGGTGAATCACGCAAAAGAATTGTTGCTTACGAGTATTGGGGATATTGGGATATTGATGGTAGTGGTACTCTTACTCCAATCGTAGCAACCTGGGTTGGGGATGTTTGTATCCGAATGGAAGAGAACCCATTCCCAGATCGTGAACTCCCATTCGTTCTGGTTCAATATTTGCCAGTACGTAAATCCGTATACGGCGAACCAGATGCTGAACTTCTGAAAGATAACCAGGATATTGTCGGTGCGGTTACCCGTGGGATGATTGACCTGCTCGGTAAGTCTGCTAACTCCCAGACAGCGTTCGCTAAGAACATGCTGGATGCTGCGAACAAGAAAAAGTTCCAGCAGGGTGAAGACTATGAGTACAACCCAGGCATGAACCCACAGGCAGGTATCTATACGCACACCTTCCCTGAGATCCCAAGCTCTGCTCAATTCATGGTAGCCATGATGAACTCGGATGCTGAATCACTTACTGGGGTGAAAGCTTTTGCTACCACTGGTATTGATGGCTCATCCTTGGGCGATACAGCTACTGCTGTGCGTGGTGCATTGGATGCAGCCTCGAAGCGTGAGATGGGTATTCTGCGGCGTTTATCCACTGGTTTGGTCAAGGTAGCCCGTAAAGTCATTGCCATGAATGCTGTCTGGCTTGACGAAGAAGAAGTTGTACGTGTTACCGAAGATCAGTTTGTACCAGTACGCCGTGACGATCTGAAAGGTGAGTTTGACCTCAAGGTAACTATCTCCACTGCCGAGGCAGATGAGCAACAGGCACAAGACCTGGCGTTTATGCTTCAGACTATGGGTGATATCGACTTTGGGTTTAAGCAACTCATCCTGGGTGAGATTGCACGTCTGCGTAAGATGCCTGACCTGCGTAAGCAGATTATGGACTTCCAGCCTCAACCTGATCCAATGCAGCAGCAAATGCAGATGCTTCAGATCCAACTGCTCCAGGCACAGATTCAGCTTACGCTGTCTCAAGCTGGTGAAGCTGGTACTAAAGGCGATCTCAATGCTACTAAAGTTGGTGTTGAACAAGCTCGTGCTGCACAGATTCAGTCTACTGCTGATAAGAATAACCTCGACTTCCTGCAAACGCAGAACGGGGTTAAACACCAGCAACAACTGGAACTGGCTAAGCAAAAAGGCGATGACCAACTTGCTACTCTGGCAATGAACCAGCAGGGTGAGATGGATAAAATGAGCCTGGCTCATAACCTGAACCTGTTACAGCAACATGCTAAATCCAGCCTGGATTTGCGTAATCAGTTAAGAGCACAACGAAACAACGCTGGCAATAACCAGTAATTTGTTTAAAAATATTAGGCAGGTGAGACAGTTTGCGTTATTGTCCACCTGCCTATTTTATATCTGAGGTACGTATGGCTAACTTTGAAGACGAGCTTGAATCGTTAATAGAGCGAGACAAGAAGATATCTGAACGGGGCAAAGCATTAAAACGCTTACTGAACAGTTCAGATTTCAAGAATGTTATTCTCTCTGGCTTCCTCAGAGAACACGCGCTTAACCTGGTTTATGACCGTGCCAACTCTACAGAAGCTGACGATGCAACGTCACGCAAGATAGACGCCGTAGCTCAGTTCAAAGCCTATCTCGACAGCGTTCTTGAGGATGCTGAAATTGCAGATAAGGCAATCGCTGAAAATGGCGAAACACTATATCAATCGCGTAATGAGGAATAAGCATGAGTGCTAATACCGAGCAACTAGATCAACAGAATGTTCCAGATGTTCTGAACATGTCTGAAGATGAATTAAGCCGGTTAGATATCTCTCAGTATCTGAATCAAGGTTCAGAAAACCCTGAAGATGGACAACCGGAACAGACTACTGAAAACCAGCCAACCACTGAAGTGGAGCCGGAAGAAGAAGTAGTTGAAACGGATCCAGAACAGGAAGAAGAACCTGAAGTAGATCCTGAGAACCCTGAGCCTACCGATGAGCCTGCGCAGCAGAGCGAAGAAGGTAAGGCGAAGGATAAAGCCCCTGCCAAAGAAACCTCAAAAGCGAAGACTGATCCTGAATCTCAGAATGTACCGGATCACAAAGCGTTTTATGAGTCCATCGTTGGTAAACCCTTCAAAGCCAATGGGCGTGATATCACTGTTCAGTCACCTGAAGAAGTGATCAAGCTTATGCAGATGGGTGCGAACTACCATGAAAAGATGGCTGCTCTGAAGCCCACCCGTCGCATTATGAAGATGCTGGAAAACGAAAACCTTCTGAATGAGCAGGAACTCGGTTTCTTAATCGATCTGCACAAAAAAGATCCGAAGGCTATCGCTAAGCTGGTTCAGGACAGCGGTATCGACCTTATGGACTTCGACGTCGAGCAAGGTGCAGGCTACCAGTCTCAACACCAGGCTCCGCCAGAAAGCCAGATTGAACTTGCTGACACAGTTCAAGAGTTACAGAACAACCCCGGTTTCAAAGAAGTGCTGACTCATGTTACTTCTGCATGGGATGCAGCAAGCCAGGACTTTATTGCCAACAACCCTGGGCTACTCCGTGTACTGGATGCTCAAAAGTCTTCGGGCAATTTTGACCTCATTGCAAATGAAGTTCAGCGCCAGAAGGTCTTAGGCCAACTGGTTGGTATGAACTCTTTGCAAGCTCACGCGGCAGTAGAACAGCAGTTGCAAGCTCAGGGCTTACTTAAAGTTCCGGGCGTACAACCAGCCCCTGCCAAAGAAGTAGTGCCACCAGCTAAAGCTGCACCGAAGAAAGAAACGGTGAATGCTAAAAAAGCTGCGGCTGCACCAAAACAAACCGTCCAAAGCAAACCAGCAGTTAAAGGTGAAAACTTATTTTCCCTTTCTGACGAAGAGTTTGCTAAGATTGACCCAACTCAATTCCGGTAAGAGGCTGACTATTTATGGTTATGCAATATAAAGACCCCATTAATGGGAAAGAGTCCAGCATTGGCCCGCAGATCGTAACTGCGTATTACCAGCGCCAGGCTCTGACTGAACTGCGTAAAGAACAGTTCTTCACTCAGTTGGCTACTGCAACAGCCATTCCAGCGAACTATGGTATGCATATTAAGCGTTACCATTACATGCCGATCCTGGATGATCGCAATGTCAATGACCAGGGTATCGACGCAACTGGTGCGAAAATCTCCAATGGTAATCTGTACGGTTCCAGCAAAGATATCGGCTCTGTGCCGGGTAAACTGCCTGTACTGGGTGAGAACGGCGGTCGTGTTAACCGTGTCGGCGTTACTCGTCTGGAACTCGAAGGTACTTTCGAGAAGTTTGGTTTCTTCACTGAGTACACTCGTGACTCTCTGAACTTCGATTCGGATGCCGACCTGCTGCAACACATCAACCGTGAACTGTTGACTGCTGCTAACCAGATCACTGAAGATGCACTTCAGATCGACCTGATTAACAACGCAGGTACAATCCGTTACGCTGGCGATGCAACCTCCCGTGCTGAAATCGGCCAGGGCGATGTGGTTACCTATGGTGACCTGATGCGCCTGTCCATTGACCTGGACAACAACCGTACTCCGAAACACACGACTATCCTGAACGGTACTCGTAACATCGATACCCGTGTTGTTCCGGCTGCTCGCTATATGTACATCGGCTCTGAGCTGATCCCTACGCTGCGTGCAATGAAAGATATGCACGACAACGCTGCGTTCATCTCTGCTGAGCACTATGCTGCGGGTACTACCCTGGCTGCTGGTGAAGTCGGTCAGATTGACCAGTTCCGTATCATCGTTAACCCGAACATGTTCAAGTGGGAAGGTGGTGGTGCTACTCTGGCTTCTGGCGACGATGCGACCTACTACAACAACGGTACGAATTACGACGTATTCCCAATGTTGGTAGTTGGTGACGAGTCCTTTGCGACCATCACCTTCCAGACTTCGGGTAATACCGTTAAGTTCGAAATCAACCACAAACGTCCTGGTGAGAACCTTGACCGTCTGGATCCATATGGCGAAACTGGCTTCATCTCCATTCGCTGGTTCTACGGCTTCATGGCTCTGCGCCCAGAACGTATCGCTCTGGTTATGACTGCGGCTAAGATGTAATTCTGGCTTCGGTTATTAAAGTGAGCTAAGCTAAGGCCGGGGATAATTCCCCGGCTTTTTTATTTAAACCAATGAGGATTTTTCTTTATGTCACAAGTCGATAATGATGACCTGCCACAAGTAGATGAACTGGGATCTCTGAAAGCTCGTGCTGATATTCTGGGGATCAAATACCACCCATCAATCTCTGTAGACACCCTGCGTGAGCGTGTAAATAATACGCTGGCAAACCAGTCCACAGGTACAGTCCGTCCGGCTGCCGATGAAGACGAAGCTGCTCGTCGTAGTCGTAAGAAAGCCGAAGCATCAAAACTGGTGCGTGTTCGCATCCACTGTAACGATCCGGCCAAAAAAGAATGGCCTGGTGAGTATATGACGGTAGGTAACTCCTTCGTCGGTACTTACCGTAAGTACATCCCGTATAACTTGGATGAACCGTGGCACTTACCACAGATTATGGTTAACGCTCTGAGTGAAAAACGCGTACAGGTGTTCACCACCAAGAAAGGTAAGCACGGCATTCCAATCCGTGAATCCAAGTCAATTGCTGCGTATACCATCGAAGTTCTGCCACCACTGACTGAAGAAGAACTGAAGTCTCTGGCAGCACAGCAGTTGGCACGTCGAGCTACCGACGACAACGCATAAGGTAAACCCAGATGGCAGAGATTATTATTCCACCGATGGTTTCAACTACCCCGTTAGATGTTACTGATCTGACGGAAACGAAATTAGTAGGTACGGGTGTTCTGGACAAAATGCTGGAAACCATGCGTGTGCATTTGGGTGACCAGTTTGAGAAAGAACGTATCCGTGGGCCGGAGTATGCTACTGTCTATCTGGGTGCTTTCCAGGCTACGCTACAAGCTGCTATTGAGTTCCTGCTTGCTAAACAGAAGCAGGGCTTAGAGCTTAAACTCCTTGAAGGTCAGACATCTCTGGTTCAGGCTCAGGAAGAGCAGATCCGGGCAGAGATGCAAAAGATCCCTCTGGAGATGGCACAGATCACTGCACAGACAAACCTTATCATCAAGCAGACTGAGCTTGCCGATAAGAACATTGAACTGGCAGAGAAGGATCTGGAGCTTAAAGATGCTCAAATCCAGGTTCAGCTTAAACAGCTTGAACTCATGGCTGAACAGCTTAAGCAAGCCGAAGCCCAGACTGAATACTACCAACAGCGTACTATCACTGAGAAAGCTCAGACCCAGGCCGGTATTGCTGCTTCTGGTTCTGTTATCGGTACTCAGATTGCACTGATGAACAAACAGGCTGATGGTTATGACCGTAATGCTGAACAGCAAGCGGCTCAGATTATCGCTAACACCTGGAACGTTCGTCGTCAGACTGATGAAGATACTCAGGCCAACAGCACTAACTTACTGGATGATGCCACTCTCGGTAAGACCATGCAGAAATTGCTGGCAGGGATTAACGTTAACGTTACCCCGACCTAAGAAAGTTGAGTATCATAAAGGGAGCTTCGGCTCCCTTTTTATTTGGAGAATCCTATGGGTTTATTTGGCAGCAAGAAGAAGACGTACCGAGACTTCTCGTATTCACGTCTTATAGAAGATGAATATCTGCCAGACGTAATTGGACAGGCTATTACTACTTACGTTCTTGACGAAGAGAACACTACCCAACTGGCTGACCTCATGATCCAGTACGGCTGGAAGAGTAATGCCGTTAAGTGGAATGCAGCCTATCGCTGGGCATCGAAACCAGACAAGTATTACTATGGTGTGGGTAAATCCACCGTGGTAGCCCAGACTGACTTCACAGACTCTGGTTCTCTCAATGATGTTCTGGTTTCTCTTACCGGACGTAATGACCTGTCATACGTATACAGTAAGTTCGGGCCAATCAACCTGCGTCATGCCATGTGGCAACTGCTCATTTCCAATTATGGATATACAGCCACTGACAATAAACTCACTGGTTTAAGAGCTTCATTGGGTGCAGATGCTTACCTGCATGATGCCAGGAATATGCTCACTACCAAGACAGTTCTTGATGCCGATCCCTACGTATTACAACACTGGGGTTATCCACCTACAGGGGGGGCTACGCCTACCCGGAGTGCTAACTATTCCCGTGCTGATACTTTGGATGGTACAAGCACTACTGATTCCAACTATGTGGATCTTCAGTACGCTACTCGTTTCCTGGGTGTAAAGCGTATTACCACAGTGACCACTACTAAGGTAGACACTACGGTTAAGACGCCTAATGGCTCCGGGGGTTACGATGAAGAAACTACTACGAGTTCTTCTAATCAAACCAGTAATACAACAGACTGGAATGGGCAGACGCCACCTACCACTGGAATCATCAACCAGACGGATACTCAGACTGATACCAGTACGGTAAATGAAAGTGATCCATCAACTACCACTTCTACTACAGACCCCTCTACTGGTGTCATTACTGAAGTGACTACAACAGTCAGCCGGGTTATTACTACACGTCGGGTAGTCGTAGATATCATTGCCAGAATCCAGATGGGCTTTGGTCAGTATGACTTTATTCCTGATCAGAACATAGATACCGAGACTGTGCTGGATGACGATGACATGGGTAACATTGACCCTAATGCACCATTGGATCCTTCCGGTGAATCGGTAGGTAGTGATGAAGACTATTTCCAAGTCTGCTTTACTTACCCTATCTCCAGTGGTGGGGTAGCTATTAACTACTTCACCTATCAGTATGGTTCCGGTTCTTATCCGTCACTGGATGGGATCACCAGTACCCCCGTAGCTGATTTCGGTAAAGGTTACCCACGGATGTATTTCCGTCTTAATGGTGACCGTTTGGACAAGGGTAATTTTGCTGGTAAGAAGCCGTATAAAGACTCCATCAAGCTGGGCAATAAACTTGATTTACCCTGGCTTGAAATTACAAATCAGATCTATAACAGCTTAAGTTCGTTAAGCAAGATTCGTTCTGTATTAATGGTTCAGTGCATACCTGCTAACACGACTAATACTCTGGAACAGGAATACCTCTTCCAGTATTTTCGTGTCCTCTACGGTATGCGTAACCCTATTGAGTTTTCGCCTTCACATCCAGCAGATGAATACACTACCTGGGCTGCACACCAGGGTTGTACGATGACTACAGCAGACGCAGCTACTGAGATAGGTAACTTGGTGGATGCTGTTGGTTATCGCAAGATCACTGGTGTTATTGGCCCGGTAGGTTTTACTGCATCAGGTCGTGGCACAGGACAACGTAAAATAAAAACCACTGTAAATAATAGTGACGGTTCTACCAGCACTACCTACGTAGACCAGGCTGTTAGTTATCATTTTTATCGTATTCAGAGTTCACCAACTCAGTACGAAGAGGTGCGAGCTTACAACCTTAATGGGCGTTTTAAAGTAGGTGGTAAGACCATCAGTAAAAGTGGTGGCGATGAGAACCTAATGGTTCCTCTGGATTATGCTTTCCGTAAGATGTTCTCTGCCCACGACCGAGAAACATTGTTTGCACGGGCTACCCACATCCTCATTGGCACTGAGTACACAGTTAAAACTAAATGGTATCAAACTGGTATTTTTAAAGCTGTGGTGGTAGTCATTGCTGTGGTGCTGTCCTGGTGGACTGGTGGTGCATCTCTATCTTTAGTAGGCGCTTTAACAGCGGCTGCTTCAGCTATCGGTGCATACGTAGCGTTCTCACTATTGAGTAAGCACGTATTCAGTAAGCTGGGTGGTGTGTTCGCTATCATTGCTACCATCGTTGCTGTGGCTGTTGCTATCTATACTGGTTACCTGTATTTCTCCGGGACTACCGGGCCATTCAGTATCACAGCACAGCAGATGATGCAGGTAAGCAACGTTGCATTTAAGGCTGCACAATCTGCCCAACAAGGTATGATCGAGAAGGAGCTACGTAAAATTGCGAACCTCGAAGATGAGATTGCTCAGAAGCAGGAGGAACTGGAACGTGCTCAGAAGGAACTGGAAAATCCACCTAACACCATTGAAGATGGCGTATTCTTTAAAGCAATCCAGGGTTACTCATACTTAGGGGAAACCCCAGAGGAATATTATGCCCGGACACTGAATACCAACATTGGCATTGAAGCATTGAATCTGCCTGAGATGTACTTCACTCAGTCATTTGCATTGCCTTCTAATGTATCAATTTTGAACCAGATCCAGCAGAATATTGAGAAACCATTCGAGCTTAACAACATACTCGATGACAACTTATAGGAGGTCACAATGGGTGACAACTTAACTTCCTGGCTTCAGAATCTGTTTAGCAGCAATAATGCTACTCAGACTACTGGCATTGTACCGCCAACGCCAGGTATGACAGGCTCCAGTATTCTCACCGGAGCACCTGCTAATAGCTTTAACACAGGTAACTTGACTGATTCCCTGGGTGGTATTTCCGGGCTTCAGCTTGGTCAACTGGGTTTGGGTGCGGCTAATGGCCTGCTGTCCGGTTATCTCGGTTTCCAGAACCTGGGGCTGGCTAAAGACCAGGCTCGTCAGGCTCAGAAGAACTGGGATAAACAGTGGGGTGCAAACGTGAAGTCTACTAACGCTGCTCTGGAAGATCGCCAGAAAGCTCGTGTGGCTTCTAACCCTAATGCCTACGAGTCTGTTGACTCTTACATGAAGAAATACGGGATCAGCTAATGGCTACTATTCGTCCACAGCAGTTAGCACCAGTTAACTTTGGCGACTCTAACCAGTTGCTACGTGCAGCCCAGCAGATGATTCTGCAAGGTGCTGGCGGTTTGACTGATGCCTTTACGGGCTACCGTAATGCAGTTGTGGATCGTAACACTGCCAATGTTGTTAATACTCTGACTGGGGCTACGGACTTAAATGACCTGGCCCAACGTCAGCAAACTGCCAATGCACTGTTACAGGCTGCTGGTGGTGACATTAACAATGAGGCGGTGCAACGAGCACAACTGACGATGCCTGACACTCTCATTAACCGTCAACGAGGCCAGAATGCCCTGACTGAGTTTACCCAACAGCAACATGACCAACCCCTGATTAATCAGGCTATGAGTCTGTATGCTTCAGGTGACACAGCGGGGGCTAACAACCTGTTAAGCCAGGTGCAAGGTGATGCGTCCAAAGCAGTGATGTTTGGTGCTAACCGTGCTGATGAACAGTTCAACCGTGGCATCCAGCAAAAGCAACTTGGTATTCAACAGGCTGGTTTGGCCTTACGTCAACAAGCTGCAAGGGATCGTGCTGCGGCAGTAAGCAATGGCAACAAGCAGATGCAGAACCTGCTTAAAACCATTACTGGTATCAATGCTACAGCAGAACAGGACTCTGTAGCTGCTGCCGTAGAAGAACGTAACAAACGTGCTGCTGAGGCTGAGAAGAGTAACCCTCTTAACAACCCAAAGGCTAACCCAGATGCTACTGTTGCTCGTATCAACAAGGAGACTAAGCCTTGGTACTGGTTTAACCCGGAACGTGGTACGAAGCTACAAAAACTGGTAGGTCAGCTTGACCCTGAAGGTACATTGACTCCGGCACAGCAAGTTAACCTGTTGGAAGGTATGAACCAGGCATTCGAAAGTGCCGATGGCTCACCTGATAAAGCTGCACTGGATTGGGGTAAACAAGCTATTGACCAGCTTCAGAAAGCCCAGCAGTCTCAGTTGCAAAATACTCAGGCTCGTATCTCTAACAAAAGAGCTACTCAACTCGCTCGTCAGCAAGTATTATTAAGTGCATTGGGAGGCAATGGTTCTGTGAACCCACTGGCCTTACAGTTACTTAATCTTGATGACGAGGAATAAAAATGGCCCGCGACTCTCTGTTGACCCAGGCTTTAAATGCTTTAAGCAACGGCGAGTTCACTAATCCTACCCCGGCTATTTCTGTCCCCCAGGCTGCTCCTGTGCAGCCTGTTTCTACTAAAGATCTCCAGGTTGCCGACGCTACACAGCGAATCACTTCTGATTTTGCTGCGAAAGGTCAGTTCCCTACTTTAGCGGGCGAAATTGCACGTTTCGACAATATGGCGAAAGGACGTGAACAAGTTCAATCAGCTATGGCTGAAGACCTCCAGAAATTTACCCCAACTACTGATTTAGAATCTGGCTCTGCTTTGGTTAAAGTTGGCGCTCAGGTTAGTAATGCTATCGGTGGTTTTGGTAGTTCTCTGGCTCGTATTGCTTTACAGCTTGCCAACAAAGGCAATCTGGACAATGCCAACTCTGCACTGTATGGAACTACTGATGCTGAACGTCTGGCTTTCAACCGTGAGCAAGTCCAGAACCAGGCAGAACAACGTAGCACTGTGGCACGTAATGCTCTGGTGGCTCAGGATATCCTTAACGGTACTCCAGGTGCTAACGCCGAACGTATTCAGGCTGTAGATCAGGTAGCACGTCAGCAGACTGCATACCCTGGCGATGCACAGCTTCTGGATCGCCCTGCTGATGAGTTCGCTAATACTGAGATTTATATCCCTCAGTACCCTGGTATGCCTGTTCAGCAACGTGGTGGTGAGAATGTTCGCCAACGTCTGCAACGTGCGCAGTCTGCTCTGGACACTGCCAGCAAATCACTGGGTAATCCAAACCAGGGTGTTGATAATGAATGGGGAACCGATGCTTGGGTTAACCGTGAACAGTCACAGCGTCTGGCTCAGCAACTGGAAGAAGAAAATAAAAACCTCTCTATCCCAGGTGCGATCCTCAACACTGTAGGTGAATACTTACAGAATCCTTCTCTCGTCGTTCAGTCTGCTGCTGAATCTCTGCCTTATGCACTTGGCCCGATTGGTATCGGTGCGGGTACAGCAGGTCAGGCAGTACAAAACCAGATTGATGGTATCCGTGGTCAAGCTGATGGTCAGTTACCTACTGACGAACAGATTGCCGATGTTAGCCAGTGGAATGCTTTGCACTCTGGCTTGAACTTTGTGGAGAACGTCGTCAATGCTCGCGCTCTTTCTGGTCTTTCTAACCTTGCTATCACAGCTCCACTTCGTCGTGGTGGTGAAGCACTGGCTGACTCTGCCATCGGACAAGCGGCTTCCAGGGCTATCGCTGGGTCTGGCGTATCTCGCCTTGCTAATGCAGCAAAGTCCGTTCTTGGTGCAGAGCCTGTACGTGAGCTTGCTACCACTATGGCTATCAATGGCCTGACAGAAGCTGCTCAGAACCAGATTGAAACTCGTAACCTGCTCGGTGATAACCGTTGGGATACTGAGGGTAACATCAATGCTGGTGTGCTTGGTGCTCTGTCTGCTGGCGTAATGACTGGCCCATCTACTCTCGGTGCTGGTGTAGCCCGTAGTGTTGATGCTGCTCGTACTACTGCTCGTGAACGTGCAGAAGCTGCTAACCCACAAGCTGCCGAAGCCCGTAAAGCTGCTGAGGATGCTGCTAAGCCATTTGAAGATCTGACTAACCCAGAACATGTGGACTACAACCCACAGGCTGCTATTCGTCAGCAACTAAATGTTGTGGCTGATGCTAACGCTACACCAGAAGTTAAAGCTGAAGCTGTTAACCGTGCTCAGTCAGTACGTGACAATGCAGAAGCAGAACTAGCTTCAGTGCGTGAAGAAATCGGTCAGATCCAGCAAGACAATGCAATGCGTACCGCATTGACTGAGAAACTTGCAGAACTGGATCAGTACCCGGATAGCCCACAGAAACAGGCTATTGTGGATCAGTTTACTCAGCGTATCGCTGATATTGATTCTCGTGCTTACAACGAAGAACAACAGAACTCACTGGTTGAACGCTATCAGGCTGCTACTCAGAATGCTGAACGTATCCGTAATGCCTACAGCCAGTTTGAAACTGCTGCTGGTATTCGTGAGAAAGTTTCACCAACTGAGGTAGAACAGCAAGTAGAGACAGCTACGAACCCTGATGCTACTCAGGAACAGGTAGACACTGCTGCTGATCACGTTGTTACTCATCCGATGCAGTACACGCCGGAACAATTGAGGACTCTGGCTGATGACAAAACTAACCGTTTTAGTGAGACTCAACGGGATGCTATACGCGCTCTGGCTGATGCACGAGTTGCTCAAAACAACCTCAAATCTGATCTCACTGTAAACCAGGATATTATGCAGGGTGGTAAGGGTTACCGTTCTCTGGGTGACTATACCTCTCAGTATGCTGATGCTATCCGTAGTGGTAACACTACTCTGGCAGCAAACCTGCGTGATTCACTGGCTCGCTTTGAACAGTCGCATACTCAGAAAGCTGCACTGGCTCAGCAGATGATGGATAACCAGCAATATGGTCAGATTATCCGTCAGGGCAACCAATGGGTAATTAACCCAGGTGCGAAGCTTAAAGGTAAAGCCAAAACTCTGAATGGTGCTCTGGATATCCACGCTAAGTCTGGTGGACTGGTTTCCCGTATTCAGCAGGAAGCGGAAGCTATTCAGGCAACCTCTCGCGCACTTGATGCAATGAATCAGGCTCGTCCGTCTGCTACCGCTAACGCTACGCAGCCGTCCTCCCCTGCCCCAACCACTACACCAGCGACTGATGCAACTGCAACGGTGCAGGCGCAGCCGGAACCGGCAGCAGTGGAATCAGGAGCGACTGTTACCAAGTCATCCCTCGCTCACTATGCCAATGACGGTATTTTGACCCAGGATGCAGATGGTGATATGGCTCTGCGTGTTAACCAGTTTACCCCGGCTGAACAACAGTTCCTCCGTGATAACAATATGGTTGACGCTAATGACATGGTTAAAGCTGACTCCTTACGCCGTGCTGAACCGCGTAAAGATGACGCACATAAACCACGTACCATTAAGCAACAGGAACGTATTGCACCAGCAGAAACCCAGACTCAACAGGAACAGCCAAACCTGGCTGCTACCAATGAAGTCGATCCTGCTCCAGTAAGCACTACTGAAACTGATGCTAACGTTGTATCCGATCAAACTACTGCGGTTAAATCTGATGAAAATACTAAAGCTGAAGGCTCTGTTTCTGTGCTTCGTCCTGAAGGTAAATCCCTTGAGACTGCACGAACTGAAGAACTCGCCAAACCTTTCGAACAGCAAAACCTTGTACTCACTGGTTTCATCCAGAAAGTACGGGAGGGCTTTGTTAACCCACTGGTTACAGTGCCTAACTTTATGTCCGGGGTTATCTCAAAAGCTGATTGGTCTGGTCGCTTCACAGAAGTAAACCGCTATCTGGCAACTCCTATGGATGCTGCCCAGAAGAACTTTATCGGTATGTTTACCCAGTTCCATAACAAAGTAGCTGGCGATATTGATGTAGCTATCAAAGTTAAACAGGGTAAAACTAAAACTGGTAATGACCTGGCTAACTTCCGTTATCAAGATTTTGTTCAGTATCTCGTTAATGAAAACGGACAATTGGATGAGAATACTAAGACGGCAATGACTGCCTCTATGTTCTCCTGGCTTGCAGAGAATGGTAATAACCTGATCGCCACTCGTGATGATCTGGCATCACTGTTCCACATTGACTCGTCCGAAGTTTCTACAGAACTGGTTAACCGTTACTCTGAAATCGGTTCAAGCCAGCGTGCTGTAGTACAGTCACTGGGTCAACGTGCATATCAGATGCTGGGCTTCAAAGTCCTGCCAGATGTGGATCCAAACCGTGCTGGTCGTATGCAGCAAGCTCTGGGTATGTATGCTCTCCATACCATGATGAAGCGTGGCTATCTGGAACAGACTACTATGTCTGCCCGTGAGTATGCCGATATTCTGACTGCTGGTTTAGAGCCGGATGCTGCACAGACTAAACTTGCTGAGTTCTCCCGTGACTTCCTGGGTGGACAGCCAGTTAATAAGTCTCGTGTTACTTTCAACTTCGTGCGTGTTCCGCGTAAAGAAGTTAACGGTAAGCTCGTACCTGCTGATGTGATCGGTCGCATTACTGAAGCCAACAAAGGCACTAAAGGCATTATGTCTAAGCTGTTTAGCTTTGACGCTGCTAAGGTTGCCCCACTGACTTCTAAACCAGGTAAGTTCATTCAGAATACTGTTGGTGATTTTGGTCAGCAGGTTCCTTCTGAACTGGCTGAACGTCTGACTAAAGCACAGCAACAGCCATACCGTATCAATGAGTCCGTGGTTAACACCATGACTAAGATCGGTAGTCTGGATGAAGCTGCACTCCATCACATGATGGGTGTACGTACTCAGGCTGAAACTCCGTTTATGCACGACCGTGACCGTATTGGTCAGGAAGCAAAGAATGCTGACGTACTGCGTGCTCTTGAGAATGCCAATGAATTCATCTCTGGTTTAGGCCGTGATGAACTGGGGCAGACTCAGGCTATCTATATGCCACTGGCAGTGTGGTCGAACAACCGTGTTGGTGTAGCAAGCAATATGCTTAACCCACAAGGTAATAAGATCCACCGTATCATGGTAGGTATGGAAGCCCACCAGACTGATATTCCTTTAAACCAGGCTCCTATGGATGCCTCCGGGAATATCACTGAATATGGTCAATATCTGCTTACTGTTGCACAGGGTATGGAAGAAGCCCCGATCAAGACTCCAAACGGTGGCGATATGCCTACCGTGGATAAAGTTACCGGGGCTACGTATCTTCAAGGTATGCAAGACTACCTGAATACTCCACGCGTCCGTGAAGCGATTCAGGCTATGTCTCGTTTAATCAACGAAGATGCAAACGCCAAAGATATTGCTACCGTAAAAGATATGGTTGCAGAGTTCGGCATGGGGCCACAATCCTTCCAGTCATTACATGCACTGGCACTGGAATACATGGCTCGTGAAGCAGGTGCTGATAATGTACGAGTAGCCATTGGCGGTGAATCAGATGGTGTGACCAACGGCCCGATCCTTACTAACGTTCTGTATGGTACAGCCGACTATGACCTCCTCGCTCGTGGTGGCCTCTACACTGCTGACGCTGGTGTAACCAACGTGCCACAGTACCGTGAGAAAGGCGGTCAGGACTATTACCAGTTATTGGGTGCAGCACAGAATACATTCTGGAACCAGATGTACCCTGCTCCTGCTGGTAAGGCGACCACTCAGAATGAAGCTTACCGTCGTGCGATTGATTACTTATCTCCTGGCTTCGGCTCTCGTAAGAAAGCCAAGGTACTGGCAACCCCGTTTAACTATGGCTCTGGCTTAGACTCGCTCAAGCGAGCAAGTGCTCGTGACGCCATTGATGGCATCTACTCGCATATCGCTGATGTTGCGAAAGCCTACAGTCAAGACAAAGAAACCGGGGATATGTTGCGTAACCGCCTGGATAAAGCTATTCAGATCGTACTGCGCCAAGGCCAATCGCTAGGGATTAAAGTTCCCGCATTTAAAGGCATTGGCAAAACGGAAAGCCTTCTGTCGTATGAACTGCCGCGTGATGTAACTGCTGCAATCATGCAAGTGGAAATGGCTACTCGTGGTGAGGCATCCGAGGCTGCGATTGAACAGGTAGCTGCTCAATACATCGAGACTCGTGATACCAATACTGCGATCACCAACGCTGCGTATGAAGTAAACAAAGTGCTGTCTGATCGTGTGGAAGCCAATGCTCTGGCACAGGCTGTTCGTGACGGTCAAGTGGGTTCTGTTAATGGCGTAGCTGTTGAAGGCTTGTCCTCTAACGCGAAAGCTAAACTTAACGAACAACTGCGTAACTTCAGTGCTATTGTCACCAGTGCTACAGGTTCCATCTCCAGCAATAAACTGGAATCTGGTTATGTGGCTGCTAAAGCAAATACCACCTTCGATGCCAATAACCCGGCTACCGAAGTGAAGGGTTTCTTTGCTGATGCTGCCAATCCTGCTAACACTGGCTTAAGCCAGACGAAGAACAACACGTTCACGTCGTATACCTCTGGTGCTCAAGTCAAAGACAAGGCTGCTCCAGGTGTATCTACGTCTGCGTTGATTGTTCAGGGTACTGATGCTGCTATCTCTACTCGTGTTATCTCTGAACGTCCTGCACAGAACTTCCACGATGCCAACCTGTTCGGTATTAAAGACATGGTGGAAGGTGCTCGCTCGCAGAACAAGGCGATGTGGGATACGGTTACCGGTTATGACTCACAGTTAGCGAACACTGAAGCAATGATCCGTTCCTTCCGTGGCATTAGCGAGAATGCTACTGAACAGAACTTAACGCCGTCCGACTGGACGAACGTAGCTGCTTCACTGCGTCAACTGGCTTTCAAAGTTGGTATCAATCGTAACTTCAAAGATCCTGTTAATCCGAGTGTCGTATTAGGCCGAGTAGTCGGTGATGCTTATAACCGTGAGATTGCCAAACTCGAAACCCTGAAAGGGATCGAGTACGTAAACCAGTATGGTTACGAAGGTGGTGAATATCAGGTTACTGCTGCCGACCGTAAGGCTCTCGACAAGAAGATTGAGAAGCTGCGTTCTCAGCGTGACTCAGCCGTAGCTGAAGCTGAAACCCTGGGTACTACACTGGCAAGCCAGTTAACTGCTGGTACTACTAAGCAAGCTCGTGCGAATGAGAAGCTGGACGCTGCTCAACGCCGTCAGGCAGTTGAGGAAGCGGCAAGCGACTCTGAGCCTGCCATTGTGTCAACTCAACAGAAAAACGCGTTAGAACGCTTCCTGATGAGTCACAAAGACGGTGTGGTAAAAGCCAAAGACCTGATGGACTTTACTGTCAAAGCTCTGGCTTCCGGTAAAACTGATGGTTCTAAGATCCAGACTCGTATGCGTACCACTTACGCTGAACTGGCTAAAGTGTTGTCTGCTGCACTCCCGGATAACCTTACCGTGAATATCATTTCCGGTACGACTAATCCGAAGGGTGTTAAGGGTGCTGATCAGAATACTAATGCTCGTGCATGGTTCTACTCTGATAAGAACACTAATCAGGTCAACATTAAGATGGATGGGCCAGAAGCTCCGGGCTTAGAAGTTGTGCTGCATGAAATGCTTCATGCTGCTACTGCTCGTGCTCTGGATGCTGCACGTCGTGATCCTAAAGGTAACCCTGCGGTTGCTCAGGTACTGACACGTCTGGAAGGTCTGCATGGTGAAATTAAAACTCTGGTAGAAAGCAACTCTGCTTACTCTGAGTTTGCTCCGGCTGTCCGTAACGTTGATGAACTGGTTTCATGGGGTATGACCAACCCACGTTTCCAGCAGTTCCTCGACGGTGTACAGACTTCGGTTGGTAACCGTAGCCGTAAGCGTTTAACCACACTGTTTAGCGAGTTCGCCACCAATGTGCTGAATGCTGTTTATGCCTTTGTTGGTCGTAAGCCTAATGCTCAGAAATTCAGTGCTACTGAAGCTCTGATTATGGATACGGCTGAACTGATCCAGGCATCCAATACTCAGGGTGGTGATGTATCCCTTAACCTGCCTATGGCTTCCTCAGCGAAGTCTGCTCAGGCCGTAGGGCAGTATAGCCACCGTCAGGTATTCGATTCACTGGCTTCATCTTCTAACGGTAAGAAGAACGATCCAACCTTTACCAGTAATTTAGGTAAAGTGATTGAGAATGTATCGGATAAACTGTTTAGCCAGGTTCCGAGTGAACTGACTACCAATACCAACAACTACACTCCGGGTCAGGTGTGGGCTAATGCACTGGCAACAGGCAAAGCACCGTATACCACCAAAGCTCTGGGTGCAGGCTTCCATATGACCGACCAGGAAGCATTTGCTATCGAGTCCATTGAGACAGCGGTTGCTGCTTCTCTGAACTCTGGTTTTGGTACTGCGGTTAACCGTGAACTGCGTAAATCCTGGGAAGCTGCACGTCAGAAGATCCAGCCTAAAGACTTCCACAATGGTGACTGGTCTAAGGCTACTCCGGCTCAGAAAGATGCAGCACAGCGTAAATGGGATCACCTGTTTACTCTGACTCCATCTCAGACCGGGCAGAACCGTTACCTGTCTCAGTTTGTGGCTATGACGTTAGGCCATGAAGAAACCAGTAAACTGATGGGCTTTACTACCAAGGTCGCTGACAGCACTACTCCGAAGTCTAACTTCGAGAAAGCTGCTGCGTACTTGAGCCATGCGGTTAACTGGGCATCTGGCTTCCTGTCACGTACCAATGAAGGCCAACTGGTAAACCAGAAGGCTCAGGCACTGGCAGAACAGCTTGTTGAGATTGACCTCAAGAACCGTGATAAGTCTATGGGTAAAGTCGAAGAAGCATTTACCTATATGTCTGACCTCGGTGAAGCTGTAGGCCGTAAAGTAATGGATGGTGTTCATGCCACTGCTGACACTGACCTGATTAAGAACTCGCGTTCTCCAATCGTTCGCTTTGCTGGATCAGTTACCCGACTGGCTGCTAAGCGTGATTTGGATCGTGTGGGTGAAACTCTGCGTCAGATGCGTGACTTGAATAACCCTAACACTGAAGATGGTTGGGCTGCTCAGATCCTGTCTGATATCTCTAATCCAGATAAGGTACGTAGTGCGTTTGAATCACTGCAACGTCATACTAACCTGATTGAACAACGTCGCCGTAACCTCGCTGAGATTACCCGTGGCAACGTAATGGAGATGTTCCAGGACTCAGGCAAGTATTTGACTGAAGATGATAAGACTGCCCTGACTTATACTCTGATGCGTACAGAGGCTCACTCGCTGCTTAACAGCTATAGCCTTGATGACGTACAGAAGTTCGTCAGTGATGGTCGTAGCCGTAAGGCAGAGATCGGTAAACTGGAGAAATCCTTACTGACTCAGCCTAATGGTAATGATATGGTTATCCGCGCTAAAGCACTCGGCTATTACATGGTGACTGGTAAAGCTACCATCCCAGGTATGGCTAAGAATGCTCAGGCCATTGCTTCTGGTGCTGGTACTCATTACGTGACCACTGCTTTACCAGATCGCTCCGGTGCCATTGTGGAGTCTATTGATAACCTGGCTTCTCTGTATGCCATGCAATATTCCAACCCAGAGCACTTACAGCGAACTGCTGCTGTAATGAAACGTGAGATGCCAAACCAGGACAATGGTATTAAGGCAATGCTCAATGTGCATAAGGTACTGTCTGAGGATGCAGCTTCTACTTTGTTCGCTGATAACGAGATCTCGCGGATTAAAGGCTATATCCCAGAAGTAACCAATCCATATCGTGATGTTAAGATCGTAGATAAGGGCGAAGGTGCAGAGCTTGAGGCAATGGGCTATCAGTTTGTGGGCATGGTTCCAACTGATCCGACTATCCCAAGCTTAGGCCAGAAAGCCATGTATGTTACTCAGGATAACGGGTCACAGCGTTATGTGTCCGGTGCGATGAGCTTAACCAGCAACCATCGTAAAGGCACTACTGCTGTACGAAACCAGAACTACCAGAAGGCACAAGGTGCGACAGTAGCCGATGGACGCAAAGCCGTTTATGCTGCTGCTCAACGCCGAGCCAAAATGGATGCTTCGAAGTTTGATCCGGCTGAAGTAAAAGACACTTATATGATTCCGGTGTTCGGTACTGATGGACGCATCATGGACTTCCAGTATGAGATGCAACACGTTAATCGTGACACTCTGCTGGATCGGAATAACGATTTTGCACACCTGTTGGGTCAGTATGCAGGTCAGACTTTTGATAAACAAAACAGCCCGACTCAAAATCGGGTTGTGATGGAAGCCCTTCACGAGGACTTCAAATCAAATTACGCTGCTGCACCAGAACGCTATGTAGCTATCGGGCCAATGTCGAAGGATGCTCGCGCCAGAGAAATCTGGGCTATGCTCCCGGAACAAACCCGTTATGAAGCACAGGAGATCTGGGGTGCAGGTGAATCATTACAGGTTCGCAGTGATCTGGTAAACCTCGTGTTTGGTTTCCGTAAGCTGACCGTAGCAAATGCCTTTGACAAGGATGCGATGGATCGCAATATGGCCGAGTCTTTAGCAACCTCCGTTTTCTCTGCCTTGTCTGGCAAAGACGCTAAACGTGTGGCTGTACAGACTGAACGTGCAGCACAGGAAGGCATGGCACTGTTCAAAGATATCATCGTGCTCCGTAACGTAAGCACACTGATGCGTAACCTGTTAGGTAACGTAGCATTGCTGAAAGCCTACGGTGTGTCACCGACTGATATCGTGCGTGATACGAAGACTGCTTTACAGGCTGGTTTGAGCTACCGTAAAAACACTGCTCTGCTGCTGAAATACCAACAGCAACAACGTGCAGGTTTAGGTGACTTCAATGAGCTTGAGCAACGTATCATTCAGCTTGAGGATCAGATTGCACGTAACCCTATCAAGGACTTCATCGAAGCGGGTACTATGCCAAGCATCGTTGATGATGTGGATACGTCTGATACCAGCTATACCTATGCTTCTGGTTTACAGCGTAAAGTATCTGGTGTTACTGATAAAATCCCGGCCTCTGTACGTACTGCGGCTAAGTGGGCGTTTGTATCCAAAGATACTCCGCTCTACAAATTCCTGAGCAATACGGCACAGTTCGGTGACTTTACCTCTAAATATGTGCTCTACAAGTACAGCATGGAAAAGGCTGATCGTAAGTTAAACCACGATGAAGCAATCCAGCGTGCAAGTGATGCGTTCGTTAACTATGACATTCCGACCTCTGCTGAATTGCAGTATCTGAATGACATTGGTGTGATGATGTTTACTAAGTACCGCCTGCGTATTCAACGTGCGATGCTTACCCTGATGAAGGAACGTCCGGGTTCAGCACTGGCTCAATCGGTACTGGTTTCCCGATTCACTAACGCACCGTCAGCACTGGAGCCTAACATCTTTACTGGCTTCGGTGATCCATTCGCAAGTGGTGTACTCCAGTTGCCGGGGGCTGTAACTCAGCCACTACCGATTAAACTAATGAGCAACATGTTTTAATAAAAAAGCCCCCTACTCAGGGGGCTTCTTATTTTGGATAGACTCATGCAACGCATAAGCTATAACACCGCCGATAAGAAATACTGGTATTGCTATTGCTAACAACCGCACCAGAATGTTTATGGCAAATATCACGCCCATGAAAAGAATTGCAAGAGTGATACCCAAAATCCAACATAAGACTTTGGATATCATTACACCGCCTTACGCGAACAGGTTGATCGCGTCGTCGTCTTCTTTCGGCTTAGCAAAGCCTTCTTCAGTTTCGACTACTGGCTTGGTTTCAGCCGGGGTATCTGCAAACAGGTTTTCACCGTCATCAGCCGGGAACGGATTAGCCGTTGGCTCTGGTTCAGGATCTACGCTGCTTGCTGCGGCTGGCTCTGGATCGACGAACAGGTTTGGTTCTTCTGCTGCTGCTCCAGCAACTTCAGTCGGAGCTTCAACCGCTTCTTCTTTATCTGCCGCCGTTTCAGGTTCGGCTGCCAGGTTTTGATCGGCTTGCGTTTCTTCGGCTTCAGCGCCGACTTTGTTCGGGGCTTTTGCTTCGGCTGGTTCAGCGTTTTCAGGCTGTTGCTCAGCTTCTGCTGCTTGTTTAGCTGCTGCTTCATCGGCTTCGATCTCCGCACGGGTACGACGTTTACGACGCTTACCACCTTTAACTGGTTTACCAGCATCCTGAGCTACCTGCTCAGTGGTATCGTTATCGTCTACGATATGATCATCTTCTTCAAAGAGATCATCCGGCAGATTTTCGTTAACGCCTACTACAGCGGTAACGTCACCATTGATGAAGCCCAGGGCAACATCAGCAGGTTGTACACCCGTGAGTGTACCCAGGTGTGCAACAACTGCATTCAGGATTTCTTCACGGTTCAAATAGATCAGCATTTGCTTTATTCCTTTTTGGCTAACATAGCCATTGTTTTGAATGTGTCAGTTTCCATCGCTGCGTAGATCGCTGCAATGGCATCTGCCATATGTTCGGCAGTTCCCTCTACTGCAGAGGTAACGCCTTGTACGGTCTTCATAGGCCAGGGCGCTTCAGGGTGCTTAGCCATTGCCCAGGCAATAGCCTGAGCTTTGGTTGCCTCTTTCTTACCAGTTATAACCTTTCTGGTTTCAATAGCATTAACCTGAATGAGTGGCACACGCATATTGCAAACCATACCGAGTATGCCGATACACACACCATACGATGCCATAGCTCTCGCTGTCTGGCTTCCGTGGGGGATTTCTGCGGCTATTACATCGGACTGCCTTATTGCATCAATGAAGCCTTTAGAAAGCTGTTTAGAGCGTTCTATGTCCATTGAGCTTTGGCGAGCTTGTTTATCTTTGTTAAGAACAGGCTTAATCACGTCCAAACCAGTGATAGTTAGTTTGGACGTAACCGGGTCGTATACACCCTGGGCTAATCCCCAGTTACTGAACGAGGGATCTGCACCGAGGATACGTAACCCTTTAGGCATCGGCTTCACCATCAACCGCTTGCTCAATTTCCTGTTCTACGAACTGGAATGGCAAGTTCTTGAAGATTTCGCCCGCAACCTGAACACCAGCAATGAACGCTTCACGCTCGTTTGGATTCAGGACTTTTTCTTTGCCACGGATGATCGCTTTAATACGAACATCTGATGGCGGGTTACTGGCTAAAGCAACCTGCTTTTGACCATCGGTGTGCCAGTCAACCATGAGTTGAGCGAACTGATCCAGATTCTCTACTGGCAGCGGTGGGAGCTCCTTACCACCTTCAGTTACTGGAGCATTCATATGCTCTGCGGCTAATTCGTTACGGGTCATACATACCTCTGGTTTAAAGATAAGAAAGCCCACCGAAGTGGGCTTAGGCCAACCTGATACTTACATAAACAGGTTGTCTTGACCAGCCGTAGTACCAGCAGGTTCAGCACCACCTGCAAATGCACCACCCGGCACACCAGCGTTACCAGCCTGAGCAACTTCTTTGTAGCGATCGTCTGGCTTGTTTTCCCAGACAGACAGCCAGTTTTTAGCATACTCAGCTTCGGCTTTTTTACCGATGATTTCGCCAACGGTCATGCTGTCGCGTTCACGCATGAACTTAACGATTTCGTTGGTAGTACGTTTTTCGTTGATCGGATCGTACTTACCAGTCGATTCGTTCTTTTTGGTTTTGTTTTCGATACGCTCAACAACAGCCGCTTTGACAGTTTTCTTCAGCAGCGGCATCAGCATATCAACATCGGTTGGTACTTCGCGTTTCTGCTCGTAGTTATACAGGTTCAGGGTACGCTTCTCAGTAGCGGCCTGAAGCTCGATCAGAGACTTACCGGAGGTCAGCTTGCACAGTGCATCGACAGTCTGGAAGCCTGGCAGATATTTCAGTTCGCCAGTCTGCTTGTCTTTGTACTTAATGCTACCTTCTTTGTTGGTAACATAGATCGTGAAGCGATGTTTGGAACCTTCTTTGGTTTCCAGTTCCAGGTTAACAGCACGCGCACCGGAGGCAGCTTTGCTGAAATAGGCGTGGTTTACGGTGAAGTCGTAAATGTTGGAAGCCAGGGCTTTAAATCCGCCACCACCAACTACGTCTTTTTCTACTGCGTCTTGTGCATTGTACTCATCAGCGTTTAAGAAACTCATTGCATTACCTTTCTTTAGTTTTCGGATCCGTGGTTTTCATGGAATCCGAGTTCGATTAATTTTTCACCTCTGGCTTTAACAGCTTCGGAAGCACTGGTGAAAGATTTCTGGTAAATCTTCTTACCGTTCATCGTTATTTCAGCTACATAGCGATTCCGTCGCTTGTTAAACCAGACGCCTTGATGACCAGTCACTGTACCTGTGATAGCCTTACGGTTTCTCATGTTCTCCAGGAATGTTACATCCCGGAGGTTGGTTATCCAGTTATGGTCACGGACTTGATCTATATGGTCGATCTGCCCCTCTGGCCATTTACCGTAGTACATGAACCAGATGAGAATATGCTCTGGGTATGTAGTACCGAATACGGTTACGCTACGATAGCCCGAAGATGCAATCCGACTGCCAGCGCGAGAACCGAGAACAATTCTCTTAGAATGAGACTTACCGCACCAAGTAAGATGTCCAGTAACAGGGTCATATTTCAGTACCGATCTGAGTAGGTTGAGAGTCAGATCTTCTTTACGCAGTTTCATCATCGTAATACTCATGCAAACGGTCTAAGACCAACTGCATGTTATTATCGATAAATGTTTCGTTAGGCGCAAAGAGATCCAGCGGGCCACGTAAACGTTCGTTTACCGTGTCTTTCGTGATCATGGTCTGGAATACGTACTTGAAGCCCAGGGCTTCTTCCTGCGGAGTGATGTTCAGCATGGCAGACTGATACCCTTCAAGGTCAGTCAGCTTTTTCTTTTTAGCTGCAATCACGCAGGAGAAATACGATTCAACGCCATTGTTTTTCAACGCACCTTTAATCGGGACGGCAGTTTCACGTACCATTTCGTCTGTAACTTCATCTTTAACGTGAGCAGTGAAGATGACGTTTTTGGTAGACTTGGCAACGAGTTGCTGCATCATGTACTTAAAGAACTGCGCAAAGTTAGACCAGCCTTCCATCTTGTTCTGCAACGTCAGCACATACATGCTTTCGTACATATCCATCAGATAAGTCAGGCTGTCGATAACGATGGTATGGATTTCTGGTTTAGCTTCAGCCGCTGTAAACGCTTGCGGAATCTGCTTGACCGGATCGGTGATGTTGTACTGTTTGAACTTAGCTTTAAATGGTAATTTCTTACCGGCTTCACAGTTCAGATACATCACACCTTCTGGGTTTTTCAACCCACGCAGGGAAGTAGACTTACCGTTTGCAGCTTTGCCTACAAGCAATACCAGATTGTCATTGGTGATTTGCTGAGACATTACTCTTCACCTCCCAACTGGTTTACGTAGATATCGTTGGGATCAACACCACGATGTTCGCAGTGAGCTTCCCACAGGTTCCAGTGTTCAGCTAAGAACTCCTGGAGTAGATGCTTCTGATCTTCGTCCATAATGAACTCCTTCAGTTAAAAATGCCCCCGTTAGGGGGCAGAGGCCGTCAAACGCACGGAAGTGCGTATTACTGGATTTCTGAGTAACCAGCTTCAAACACGTCTTTTGGTGACCATGAGTGGTACTCATCTTCAGTACCAAAGCTGTACACCACCAGATAGCCAGGGGCATCCGGTGAACCCATCAGGTCTTTCTTACCTGAGTGGGCTTTGAACTCGCCCAGGGTCATAGGCGCAGCGTGTACTTGTTTGTGGCACTGATAGCGTTTCAGTTTCTGGTCTACAGATTCTCGTGACATATTTACCTCAAGGGTTCGCCAATTTTCTGGCTACGGTGATCATAATGGAGCTATCGATTTCGCTGTCTTCCAGTTTGTCCGGCAGCTTATCGTTGAGACTAATGACACGGCTACGAATGTCAGCGATGTCAAAGCCAGCATCCACAAGGATGGTTGCAAAACGCAGGAGCATGTTATTGCGGTTACCATCACCAGTGTTATTGATAACCCAACGTTCCAGGTTATCCATAGACTGCTGATCGTCCAGCAATGCTTTACGTTCTTCGTTCTTACTGGTTTTCGGAATGTATGGCAACACGTCGAACAGATCGCCGTCCTGATACTCGAAGTGACCTTTATGCGATAACCATTTCTTACAGCGATGGGTACAAGACTCATCCACTTCGAACGGTAACCCTTCGATTACGTTCTGCATGAATTCTTTGTATTCCTTCGCATCCATCTCCAGTTCATAGTTTGCTGGCATGATGATACGGAAACGGTTGCACGCGTCAGTATGTCGCTTCGTGGTATAGAACAATGCCTTCTGTCCCTGTAGCAACAGCTTAGCTGTAGACAGGTTCATGGTTCCATCAATATCGAGAACGATAAGGTTGAAACCAGGCTCAGCATTTTCCTCATTGCGATAGCCACCACGAACGTGATGGTTTAGCCAATGATAGCCGTCAGTCTGAACTAACTGATGCAGCTTATCGAATGGCGCACGGACAGCCTTATAACCTTCAGTCATGTGCTTACTGTAGGCCAGGATCATCTCATCGAGGTTAGTCTCTTTGAGAGTTTCTCCACGCAAGAACTGAATACCATCATTGAATGCTTTCTTAATGATGATGTTGTTCTTATAGCCCCAGGCAGTAGCCATAGTGATGAGTTCATCTTTCTGGTTTTTACCGCCACGGAAGTACGGGAGATCCTGATCCAGGTCAGCCAACGTAACATCGGTTTTGCATCTTGACAGATACTTTGCCAACTTCACGTAAGGGCGTTCTGGTGTCATGAGCTTGGCGAAAGCATCGCCGGACTCTTCTACCAGTTTGATGGCGTTCTCCAGATGATCCTGAGTAATGACAGCCGACTCATCGATAAACGCATAAGCAGCAGCCAGCTTCAGGGTCTTGAAGAAACGGTTATCCATCTCGCTCTTTTTAACAGACTCGTGTTCGCTGTATTCCCGACCACGTTCTTCACAGAACAGGCGATAACGCAGCAGTTCCAGACATTGAGCTTCAGGCAGGAATATCTTCTTACGAATATTCGCTACATCAGCCAGACGGCCTAACTGCGTAGACAAGTCTTCGATGAAGTCATTTCCGGCTGCGTTGAACATCTGCTTCATCATTTCTTCAGCAGTAACGTCAGCCTTCTTCGTAGATCCGGTTACGAAGCCGAAGAGACAGCGACGAGCATAGCCCATCTCTAACATCTCATTTAAACGGCGTTCGGTAATGTCACCGTCGAACAGTTTGGTTGGAGTACCAAACAGGAGCATGTTGGTTGGGGTAGCCCCAATCAAACGCTCATTACGGACGTTTTCACTGGTTGATTTAACCAGCTTCTCTTTGACCATACCGAGATCATACAGTTCCAGGAAAGTATCCAGCACTTCAGTTTGACCAACCAGGTTTGCACCGATTTCATCAATCTGAAGGTTCACACCACCAGCGTTACCCATCAGCAACTTATGTCGCATTTGTTTAACGGCAGGTGTAGTACCGGAGTCAAAGCTAAACAGCAAGCTGCCCAGACCTTCGAACTCCTTACGTACACGCTCAAGTTCGTCGTCAGGATCTACGACCTGACTGGCGGTGCTCTTACGTGTTGCACGTTTGTGGGCCAGTTCCAGTAAGTGTTGCTCTGCAACTTCAGGGAACGTGTATTCCAGGAAGGTTTCCCGGAACTGGTTAATGATTTCACGCTCGATGAGGCTGGTTGAATAACCCTTACCAGTACCTGACGGTGACAGGTTAAGCGCATAGATATTGATTGGCAGGTCACCACGATCATAACCATGAATGGTTGCTCGCATTGACGATGCCATTTGCGCCCAGTAATAAGCCAGAACTACACGGAAGAACAGACGTTCTTCGTTCTGGGTTTTGGTGCAGAGGATATCAACGACCTTTTCCGATAACGGATGATAGGCCATTTCACTTACTGGTTTCATTACGACTCCTATACGTCGAGGATCAGATCGCCAGAATCGATCAATCGATCCTTCTGTTTGCAGACGGGATACGCCGGGCAGTAAAGACAAGCTTTGACTTGACCGGGTATTTTAACAACTTCACCTGTACCACCGTCAGCTTGCCAGCGGGCAATGGCTTCGGCTTCATTGTCGAAGTTTTTGGTAGAACGGGCTTTGTTCTTCGGATTTTTGTAATACTTCCACTCAGGATCGCTACGCCATAGTTCCTTATCGGTACATTCGGGGATAGCATCATCCGGTGCATCGATGTATTGAGCAATCTGGTTTAACCGATTAATCACGTAAGCTTCTGTGTCAGCCAGTGACATAAGCTGGAACTTACGAGGCATCATGCGACGTGGAGGATACTTTGGATCCCTGAAGGTCATAGCTCGTGACCAGTCCGTAAAGAGGAACTGGATAGTGAAGATATCCGAAGTGATGATATCCGGGTTAAGCCAGCGATAGATGGAACCCTGAAGCACATAGTCTTCATCCTTCGTATCGTTGATCCAGGTGTAGGTAGACGTCGATTTAAAGTCTTCCAATGCACCATTACCCACGAAGTCGAACTTACCGGATACCTTTACACCGTTCACTTCTTTGAAGCTACGGATTTCCATGTATACCGGAATATCCCCTTCGACTACGGTAGCTGGATCTGGATTCACACGGATGCGATCAATGATCTTCTGTGGATACCCCAGGTCACGCATAGCTTGCTGGTAATGCTTAAGCCAGGCTTTCTCTACGCCGTCGTGAATGGCTGTACCCATGCGACTGGATATCAGGTCTTCCACATCCGGGATGTTGGCACCAGCAGGCACACGACGAGCCAGCACGTATTGACGCACTGGTTTCAGCAGTGAGGTTGCAGAGATAACACCGGGTACGTAGTCATAGTGATCAACAGCTAAAAAGACTGCCATTGATAAAGGGATACCAGCATTGTTGGTATAACGCTTCTCGCTCATCAGTCCGCCTCACGCTTTGTTTTGGTTAAGATACGACCAGCGTAGTGAACCATTTTTTCAGCGTCATAGACAGCTTTCTGACCTGGTTTACCATTACCCAGACGTGCTGAAGCTGTACGCCATAAAGCTTTAAACAAACAGCCTTCGTCAAAGGTCATGTCGAGAGCTTGAATGATATCTTCACACTCTGCGATATAACCTGGTTGTTCCTCACGCTGAGGATTGTTCACTGAAGCCAGGTAATAATTTACCCGGCCTCCGGTTAACTCTGGTTGAGTCGCTGGATCGTCCTCTACGGCTATGCCCACGAGTTCGGCCAGCTCACGTTCAAAACGTTGAACTTGAGATTGCCAGAATTTAACCTTATGAGGTTTGGATGACATCTTTAAAAAGCTACGTGCTTCATGTAATTGCAGTGTAACCCTAGCAATAGCACGTTCCTGTTTGGTAAGGCGTTGTTGTGGCATCTTCCACTCGGAGTTTAAGACTTTAGGTGATAGATCAGGATGTTTCATGTCTACCTCGTTGAATGCCCGGATGGGCATTATTTACGTTTATAAATGTACCGTACTGATATCCCATGCTTAGAAGCCCAGTTCTTAATCCTCTGGGGGTTACAGCCCAGAACCATAGCAATGGTTTTCAGCGGTACAATACCGGCACGATCCATGATGTACTTCTGTTCCCAAGGAGTTAGTTGGCTGTACTTCTTACCCATGTGATACCTACCGTGTCAGTGCTGCCCAGCTTACCGGGAACAGAGGTTCAACAACCTGCTTCACCAGTTCAGCGAGTTCCTGAATCTCACCCTGAGCATGTGGATCACTACGTTTGTTATAAAAGTTAGCAAACGCCATGAGGTTACCTGTCCAAAGCCAGTTAACCATTGCACCCTGCGGTAGCACAAAACGAGCTTGCTCAGGTGCTACACCATCAGACAACATACGTTCATACAAACGTACCGCACTGTTAACTTGAGCAATATATTCACGGCGTAACAGGGTATTCATTGGGTGCATACCACCACTACCCTGCTTAATTGAACCTTCTGGTTTGGATCGGAATTCGGGAATAAAGATTTCCGGTGTACCACTGATATAGCGGCGAGACTCCTCATTCTCAACCAGTCCCTGTTTATGCTTGAAGCATTGGGTACGAATTGGGATTGGAGCCTTCATGCGGATACTGATTGCAGTGTGTGCAAATGGTGTCCAGTGAACAGCCTGGTGGCGGATTTGGTTATACAGTTCCAGTGCGTATTCATCGGATTGACCGTCGAATTCTTCACTGTAAACGTTCTTCACCCCGTCACGGATTTCCGCGAGGATAGACTGACGTTCATCACTACGCAGGCCAAAAGCCAGGAAGTGAATAAGCCCGATATCTTTCTTGGTCAATTCACCACTGGTTTCATGGCCTACACCGAAGGATAAACGGGCTGCGTTGACCACAGACTTATCAGTACCCATGTGGTCTACATATTCAGCAACTTGTTGCGACATTTAGATAATCTCCAGATTTAACATCATAAAGCGGGCAGGGAACTGCCCTTTGGTAAGAAAACAGTTTATGATTTAGGCATTCGAATATAGGAGACTCCATGATGAGCGATACCGCTATCATTCCTGCGGGTACAACGTTGATTGACGTATACCTGAAGAACCCAAATGGGTGGCCTCTGACTAATACTCGCTTCGTTATCAAACCAGTACGTGCAAGTTACTGGGATGGTTTAACCGGCGTTGTAGAGGACAAAGAGGAACTCTATTGCACGGATGATAAAGGTTACGTACAGATGCACCTGTGGCCTCTGCCGTATCCATACATCCTTACTTACTCTTACGACGACGATGCTGTCCCAGGTCACTTCCTGTTTTATGTTCCTGAGATTTCTACCCCTGTAGACTTCCAGGATCTTATCGTTACTCAGGCTAACGAACAGGATAAGTATGGTGAGTATATCCTGGCTCAGATCGTTGCAGCAAAGGCTGAAGTATCAGCACTTGTTGATGAAGCTAAAGTGCTTGAAGCTGATACAGAGTCTTACGCTAATTCGGCTAAGAACTCAGCTACTGAGGCTTCTGGTAACGCACAGCAAACCAGTGAAGACCGACAGCAAGTAGCGTTAACACAGGCTGCTTTACAAGCTGTACTTAACTCTATCATGGAAGCTGTAGTTAAGATCCAGGGTATTAATCTACAGAATAAGTTGCTGTTAGGCGGCTATGTTCTTTGGGTAGATTCCTTTGGAAAGCTACGCATTAAAAATGGTGAACCTACCAGTGACACTGATGGCACTGTGGTTGGTACGCAAACGAACTAAGGAGATACCATGTCTTGCGATAATGATAAAACTTATGAGCCTTGCTCTTGCGGCTGTGGCGGTGGTAACTCCGATTGCACCTGTGACTGTAATGAATGTGCTCCGGTGAACTGCATTGAACAGGCTATCCGTGATGCCCTTGCAACTCTGCAAGAGCAACTCGAAGCACTGGTAAAACGTGCAGAAGACGCTGCCAAATCCAGCGAGGATGCAGCGGCTGCGTCAGCAGCCAGCGCAGCCGAAGCGAAGGGCTATCGTGATGCAGCGGAACTTGCAGCAACTACTGCAACCGATGCACTGAAAACTATTACCGATGTAGCAGTATCACTTGAAGAAACGGCTAAAAAACTGCAAGAGATTGCTGATGAACTGGCAACTGCTATTGCAGGGATCGCTGTTGTTACCTGGTACTACACTGCTATATCTGAAGATCAGACGGTTATTCCTGTACCCGATGATAAGAATGCTCTGGATGTTCAGTGCATCTATATCGAAGGTGTTCGCCAGGAACCCGGTCATGATCGTGACTTCGTATTTGATAAAACTACGAAGACTATTACTCTTGCTGAAGGTATTCCCCTGGGGTTAGAGATCTCCATTATCCTGGGTACGTATTCAGATAACCCTGCTGACTTCCCTCAAACACTGGCTTCGAACATTGGTGCAAGCCTAATTGGTACTACTTCGGGACAGACAGTACAACAGGATTTAAATGCTATTGATTCTGACTTAATTAAGCTAAAACTTAATTGGGCTATTGAAAATGGCTATACTGATTCTGGTTTAACTTTTACCGTAGGTGGTACATTAACAACCAATGACCGCAATAAAGTGGTATATGACCCAGTAAGCAAGACCTGGTATTCCTGGGGCGGCGCACTGCCGCATGTAATCGCAGCCGGAACTAATCCAGTTGGACTTGCAGACTGGCACCCCCAAACTGATCCTGATTTACGTAATGACTTGGCGTCAAGCACTGGTTTCAGTTTGATTGGTGCTGCCAATTATGCAGATGTTCGTGCCAATACAAATCCAGTTAATGGTCGAGTTTACAGTCTAGGAAAGGTTAATAAATACGATGGCGGATTTGGTATCTTTGAATCCGACCCCACTGATGCGACTTCTGCTGATAATGGGGGGACCATCTTAGTAGACACTACAGGTTTACGTTGGAAACGCCAAACAGTTGGTGCTGTTAACCTTGGTTGGTTTGCCACTGGTGATGGTAGTACTGATGATACGGCAGCAACCCAGGCTGCTGTTGATGCTACCCCGTGGGGTGGTACGCTTATCGTGCCTACACCAAAGTCTATGTATAAGATTTCATCTGCGATAACCATCAACAAGCCAATCAAAATTGTTGGTGACGGCGGATCCACCGTAGCTCGTAAACAGATGCCATGCTTTAAGGCAGTGGGCCATAATGACATTTTTAAACTTGTGCCTGTGCTAGATGG